ATGTTGCTAAAGATAATACGTAAAGGAGAACCAAACCATGCCGATCACAATTACAGATAAAGATATTACAATTGCGGGTCATGGATCTAAGCATCCGTCAATTAAAAACCTTTGCACATATTCAGCAAGCCGTTATGCATGCAAGGCCAAGAACGGAGTACGAAAAGGCGTAGTCGCAGTAAGAAGACTTAAAGGTCTTACCGACGCGAAACGGAAGAAATTCCATGACACTTACAAGTCTATTGTTGGAAGAAACTACTATTCCCAGCCTCTTCGTGCGTTCTGTTTTAAGAAGTACAAGAATGGAAGATACTATTCCGATTGTTCTTCCTCAGGCATCGAGGCCTACAAGAAGATCGGTTATGCGTTCCCTTGGCTTTTTAACACAGCTGCTATTTACACGGAAGACGACTACTTCGAAGATGTTCCGGTTAAGATTAAAGATGGTCACATCATGAATCCTGAAATTCTTGAAGTAGGCGATGCAATTCTTTACATCGGAAACGATCCAAAGAGACCTAAACAGATTGGCCACGTCGAGTGGGTCTATTCCGTTCCGGCTAAAGAAGTCCCCACAACCAAGACGAAGAAGAAAACCTATTCCGGAGAATTTCCTGTAATTCCAGAAAGAGGATACTTTAAGCTTAACGATCGTGGAGATGAGGTAAAGAAACTTCAGAAGCTTGTTAATTGGATTACCGGAGATAAGATTGCTGTTGATGGAATTCTCGGAAAGGTGACGCTTGCCTCAATTAAGAGAGCGCAGAAGATTCTTAAAGTATCTGATAAACCAGCCGGCAACTTCGGACCCAAATCTCTTGAGGCAGCTAAGGTTTATAAGAAGTAAGGAGAACAATTCAAAATGGCTATTACAGATAAATTACAGAAACTGTATGTAAAACTCGGAGGAGATCCTAATACAGGAGCTTCTAACGTAGAGGAATGGATTGATAAAATCGAAGACGTGGCTGGAAATAGCGGTAGTTCCGGAGCGTCAGGTGTATTAGTGCTAAGCATTGCGGACGGACCAAAAGATGACAAAATCCTTAATCGTTCAGCGAAAGAGATAGTCGATGCGTTTAATAACAATACTCCTATTTTTGTTAGGTTAGACGAAGAAAATCCAGAAAATCTAGGTGAAAATTCTACTGCGTACAATCTACTCCATGTTGGTGCTATCGAAAAGACGACACTGGATTCTCATGACATACTATTTGACGGTTTTACTGATGAAGTACGTATTACCTTAAGGACCTATACTAATGAATATGAGTTAAGCACATCAACGAATGGAACTTCGTACTATCCTGAACATTTTACTAATAACCCTAGACTATACGCAGAACAACCTAGCGATGGCCGCTAAGAACCAAACATCTAGTAAAGGAGCAAACCTAACATGAAGAACTATGAAATCGTGTCTATAGTAAATGCTTTCGAAAAACTTAAAACCTCAAACGAAATCGGGCCTCTTCTTCCGGCTTCTGTAGCTTGGAAGAGGAGACTTAACCTCAGAAAGCTCTTAGAGGCGAATTCAGTCATATCTGAAGCGCTCGATGACGTGAGCGAGAGATTCTTTGACGATGATCATTCAACGAAGGACCCTGATTCGGATCTTAGACGAGTTAAACCCGAATTCCTTGAAGAATTCGCAAAACTCCGTGCCGAGGTCCTTGAGCAGGAAACAGAAATTGAGATCAAGAAAGTGAAGATCGAAGAAATCGGAGACATTGTAATCTCTGATTCTGATATGGACACACTTGCATTTATGATTGAGGAATAAAACAAAGCAAAGGAGCAAACAATTATGATCGTAAAAAGAATTAAGTACACCGATTATGATGGAAATGAGAGAGAAGAAGATTTCAGGTTCAATCTCTCAGAATCTGAGCTCATGAAGATGGAGTTCGATACTGCTGGTGGAATGGAAGCTCTTATTAACAAGATTATCGACGAGAAAGATTCCAAGAAAATTGGAGAGCTTTTCGATAAGATCATCTTAATGTCTTATGGTGAGAAGAGTGCGGACGGTAAGAGATTCATGAAGTCTCCTGAGATTTCTAAAGCTTTCTCGGAGACCGAAGCCTACAACGTTCTTTACATGGAACTTCTCACTGATGAGAAGGCTGCTGCAGCGTTTGTTAACGGTCTTGTTCCTCAGAAGATCACAAATGAGATGCAGGCTCAGCAGAATCGACCCAATATTCCTGCTCCGCCGGTGAGGTAAATAGCTATGTATGTCTACTACAATCCTAATCCAAGAAGGAGAACCACAACCGATTGTGTTGTGAGAGCCATCTCTAAATTAATGGGCATGAGCTGGGATGAAGCCTTTATCAGGCTTTCGTTTATGGCTTACTATAAGAAAGACAACTTAGAAAAGAATCATGTTTGGGGCGACTTTCTGGTCATGAACGGGTTTACAAAGCACTTTATTCCAAATGAATGTCTAAACTGCTATACGGTTAAAGACTTTGCCTATGAGCATCCATATGGAATGTATCTTCTTAGGATTGATGGGTTAACTAGTGGGCATGTTGTAACACTAATCGATGGCGACTACTACGACTCTTGGGATTCAGGAGATGAAGTAGTGGAGTATTACTATTCTTAAGGAAAATCAAAATGAAGAGGACATTAGAATTCATTGTAGAAGGCCAGCGTTTGAGGAAAGATCCATCGTCAAACTTTTCTGGAATCGTCAGCGGGTCAAAGGGGTATCTTGAATGTCACTTCAACTTCTCTGGCGAATGGAAACCTTTAAGGAAAGCAGTTCAGTTTAAGACAGGCGATAACGTAGTTTATAAACCAGTTATTGACGATAAGTGCCAAGTACCAGATGAGGTAACAGGAGATACTAGAATTCATGTATCGCTAATTGGGAAAGGTTCGTCGGTTTATCTAACTACAAATGAAGCGGTCATACTTCAGAAGAAGGGAAACACGTGACATGGCTGATGAGAATCTCGAAGCGGCTCTCGATTATGCCACATATGATCAGGACGATGTGATTATTCTTGACACTGATTTTAGAACGCTCAAACCTAATAGCAATATTCTATTTGGTGTTTATAACGATGAAAGCGTTCACACCTTATCATTTGAAATTCCAAGATACTACGATTCGATAGATCTTAAGAATTTTCAGATAAGGATTAACATTCAGAATGCAAATGGCGTTAGGAGTGCAGAAGAAGTCAGCAATGTAGAGTTGCAAGATAATGTGATCAAGTTTGATTGGCCGCTTAAAAGAATTTTGTTTGAAAAGGCAGGAACTATTAAGTTCAGTGTCTGTCTTAAACGTTTTAACGCATCTGGTGAATTGGTAAAAGAACTTAATTCCACCATCGCGACCGGAACAGTTCTTGAAGGTCTCGAAGTGGATGATGTGAGCACGCAGTCTGTACTTTATAGACTAAGAGAACTGCGCGATAGAGCTACGGTTGCAGAAGGTGTGTACGTTGGATTTACACATTTCACCCTTTTGCAGCTTAACGAATTAATTAATTATTTGGATTCGTAAATAGGAGGAGCGGTATTATGCCGGATAATGCATTAGAGGAAGCTTTGGCAGCAGCCGGAGATAGCACTGAAGTTGAGTCCGGCAGGGCTCCTGTTGTAATAGACAATGATTTAAGAACATTACGTGTTCCTAGTAATTATGTCTTTGGCGTATACAACGATAAGGATGTTTTATCAGTTCCATTCAAAATGCCACGATATTATGATGGTGTAGATCTCTCAACGTTTGCTGTTAGAGTTAATTATGTAAATGCAGGAGGAATTTCATCGATCTACGATGTCAAAGATAAGACAACGTCTGATTCGGAGATAATTTTTGAATGGCTTCTTGGAGCTGGTGTTTTCACTTATGCGGGAAGTGTTACGTTCTCTGTATGCCTTAGAGAAGTAGATACCGATACAGGAAGAATCATTCGCGAGTTTAACACAACTAAAGGATTAGCAACGGTTTTACCGGGACTTGAAGTTGAAGACATAAACAATCCAGAACAGTACAGCATACTCGTTCAGATGCAGCAGTATGAAGATGCTGTGGAGTGGTATACTAATCGAGCAATTGAAGCCGCCGAAAATGCCGAAGCATCAGCGCAGACCGCTAAAATGTTCGTAGGTGCACCTCTAATTGCCGCTACTGCCAGCGATATGGTCGATAGCGATCGCATTTACGTTTACGTTGGCGACGAAGCCGACTATAAGTTTGGATACTGGTACTATCATACCGCATCTGGTTGGACGGAAGGCGCAGCCTATAATGCAACTGTACAGAATACTGATACCACTCTTCTTGTTGCAGGAGTGCCAGCTGATTCTAAAGCCGCCGGCGATGCTATAAGAGCGCTTTCGCAGCGAAGCAATGAAACCGATAATCAGCTTTCGTCTATTGACGCAAAGGTTTCCGAACTTGAAGCAGCTCTTGATAACGTCACGATTAATCCTAACGATCTTGGTCTTTATCAGAATCCGGATACGTATTATGTGTATCCGACATACCGTGATGTTGTTAGCGAGAACGGCATTCCGCTTGCTAGTAGCGGTGGCGGAGGCGGCGGTGGAGAAGTTATCGACGCTAAGTTTACAGCAGATAATCTTACTGGTTGGAGTACAACTGCTATACGCGATGGCGGCGAAGTTAAAGTCTACTTTAATTGGTCCTCAATCGAAAACGAAAGTCCGACTGGAGACGGTAATGTAAGAATCACCGTTAATGAAGTCGTACGAAATTCGTATCAGGTTCCACAGGGAAATCTTACGGTAGATCTTACACCATACATTCAAAATGGTGTTAATAAAGTAAAAGTTAGGATTTCTGATGTATACGATCAGGGTAAAACTTATGCTTTTACTATCTCTTCTCTGCTATTAAGTATAAGCTCACCATTCGATACATCAAATCCGTATTATGGCGATATTTTATTCCCGTATGTTCCTACGGGTGCTGTTGAGAAAACTGTGCACTTCATTGGCGATGGCAGCGAAGTCGGAGTTCAGCAGACAGCGGTGTCCAACAAGCAGTTGTCGTTTAACATCCCGGCGCAGAAGCATGGTGCGCATACGTTAAAGGTTTACTTTGAGACCACTATTAATAATGAACTGGTAAGGTCCAACGAGCTCTATTTCGAATACATGTCTGCTGAAATCGGAAACAACGAAACAATTATCATTTCGTCGTATAACGATTTTAACATAGAACAGTACACATCTGCTGTTGTTCCGTTTAGAGTTTACACACCAAACAGTGGCTCAACTGACGTATCGATCTACGTGAATAACGAGCTTGTCTCCACTCAGTCTGTAGATAGAACTGAGCAAAGATACACGTTTAGAGCGAATACTGTTGGAAATCAGACACTTAAGATTACTGCAAATGGCAAGTCAAAAGAGTTTACATTTGTTGTATCAGAGTCTGAGATCAACGTTTCTCCAGAGACTGAAGGACTTGCACTTCATCTTACTGCGCTTGGCAGAAGTAATAACGAAGAGAATCCTGCAATCTGGACGAATAATGGTGTTTCTTCTGAGTTTACTAATTTTGCGTTTAGACGAGATGGCTGGCAGAAAGATTCGGATGGTATCGATGTTCTTAGAACCGTTGGAGATGCCAGACTTACAATTCCGTATAACATCTTCGGCAAAGACATTAAACAGACCGGTTTCACTTTTGAAATCGAGTTTTCAACAAGAGAGGTTTCGGATTACACTGCAGAAATTATCTCGTGCTTTGCTGATAATATTGGGTTTAAGATCACACCTCAGATGATCACCTTTAGAGGCGCTCAGACAGAAACCACAACACTTTACAAGGACAATGAGCATATTCGTCTTGGAATAACCGTTTCCAAACAGACAGAGTATCGATTAGTCCTTATTTATATTAACGGTATCGCGTCAAGAGCAATTCAGTATGCTAGCGGTGAAAGATTCTCGCAGCCGAATCCGGTTGGCATTAGTATCGGGTCAAATAGTTGTGGCGTGGATATTTATACAATTAGAGTATACGACCATAACCTTACGATGCAGCAGATGCTTGAGAACTTCATTGCTGATACACCTGTTGGATCAATAATGCTCGAGCGATATCAGAGAAACAATGTCTATAATGAGTACGGTACAATCACAAAAGAGCTTCTTCCTAGTTACCTGCCTTACATGATCATTGAGTGTGAGGAGCTGCCTCAGTATAAAGGTGATAAGAAGATAGCAAGTGGATCTTACACGAATCCGTTGTTTCCTTCGAAATCGTTCACCTTTACTGGATGCCAGATCAATGTTCAGGGAACAAGCTCATCAGTATATTATGTCAAGAACATTGACATGCAGTTTAAACAGGGTTTCGTAACATCTAAAGGTAATGTAGATAGCTACGCACTTAGAGATGGTTCGATACCCTTTAATAGATTCGTCTTAAAAGCTGACGTTGCCTCATCCGAATCTTATAATAACGTCGGTTTGGCGATGCTCTTTAACGACATCTCTCCTTGGAAGAACGACGAGATGAAGGCGAATCCAAAAGTCAGACATGGCATCGAGGGTATTCCGATTGTCATGTTCTGGTACAATCCTACAACAGCGGAAACGAAGTTCATGGGTAAGTACAATTTCAACTTACCGAAACGTGCTCCGGCGCCGCTTGGCTACCATGACAATATGCAGTCATGGGAGTGGGAGAGAAACAATAGCGACAATGTAAAGTTTAAAGACGATGACTTTACATCGACCTCTTGGGATGAGATCAAGCAGGAATATTATCCGACTTGGTATGACGACTTTGAGGCCAGAATGCCCAGCGACGAGTGGCGTGATTACACAATGCTTAAGGAGCTTATCAGTTGGGTTAAATCTACCGATAGAAATCAGGCGACTAACGAGGCTCTTCCTGAACCAGTTGTGTATAAGCTTAACACAACCATTACCGTCAATAACTACTCCGATGATACGAGCTATACAGTTGAGGATGAAGTAGTTGGCGGAGAGAGCACTGGTAATAAGATCTTTACGTTTACTAAAGACACGCCGGCGTATAGGCTTACAAAGTTCAGAGCGGAGTTTGCTGATCGATTTGAAGTAGATTCTGCAGTGTTCTATTACATCTTCACTGAGTTCTTCCTCATGATCGACTCAAGAGCGAAGAACATGTTCATTGGTTTTAAAGGCAGTCCGGTAACTCTTGAAGGAAGCGCAATCGACAGGAAAGCCGCTATTGAGATTTACGATGCAGATACTGCTATCGGTACAAACAACTCTGGCGTGCTGATGTTCGATTACACGCTTGAAGATACGGATACTGTTAGTGGTGTTATCAGTGGAGATACATCTGGCAGTTCAAACGCTCCGGTGTTTAACGCTCAGGATTCAGTGCTTTGGGTTAACCTTCGTGACTCGTTTAGATCTGAGATTACTCTGATGTACAGGAATCTTAGAACTAATAAAGAATTCTCGTATAAGGAAATTGAAGCCAGATATGAAGATCATCAATCAAAATGGGGAGAAGCGGTCTATAACGAAGACTCAGAGGTTAAGTATTTAACACCTCTTACTAATCCTGTTACGGTTGACGAAACAACAGGCGAGCTTATCAGAACTGACAGATATCTGACGATGATGCAGGGAGCCAAAACCGAGCAGAGAAAATGGTGGCTTTCTAACCGGTTTAAATACATGGATAGCAAGTATGTAACCGGAGACGCAGCCAGCTCAACGATCAGTATGCGACTGTTTAACTCTGGCACGCTTACACTTACATCAGCAATTGATCTTTATGCTGGCGTTAGTTTCGGTGGCGGCACAACAGTTTCGCTTAGCCGAACAAAAGCGAATACTCCGGTGTCCTTTACTTACGTTGCGCCTAGTGGCGTTACCGAAATGGAAACCTGGATCTACTCTGCAGATGTTATTACGGATGTTGGTGATCTGTCGGTATTCTACCCGAACGAACTTGATTTCTCTAAAGCAATAAGACTTAAGAACCTTAAGATTGGTGACGGAGCTGCTGGATATTCTAACGCTAACATGAAAGTTCTTGACGTTAGAAACTGTGCACTTCTTGAGACGATTGACGTTAGGAACTGTCCTAACCTTGCGATGACGATCAATCTTGAGAACTCACCAAGAGTTAAGACCGCTCTGTTTGAGGGAAGTGCAATAACCGGTATTGAACTTGCTGATGGCGGAGATATTACTACACTTCATCTTCCTGGTACGATCACTACATTAACACTACTTAATCTTAAGAAATTAACCGAGTTTGTCGTCGCTGACTACTCTAACATTTCAAGGCTAATGCTTGCCAACATTGACACTGAGATTGTCGATCCTATCACAATTCTTAAAGCGGTCAAACCCGGCTCTCAGGTCAACATCGAGGGTCTAGCTTTTGAAATGGAAAGTACTGAAGAAATTGAGGAGTTTCTTGATCTTCTTGACACGATGATCGGTGTTTCGAGAGAAAAGAGTGCTGACGGAGAATGGGTCTACAGAGAGTACGACACTGCTCAAGTTTCTGGTACGATTCACATTGCTACGATTACTTCAGCAAAGATTGAATGGTATAAGACCAGGTACCCGTATCTTGAGGTTATTGCGGATAATGTCGAGAGCTTCTTGTCATATAAGACATGGAACGGCGAGAGTACAGTTAAGACGGTTAAGTATATTAATGGTGTAACTAGTGATACGTCGCCTGCAGTTCCCGCAAGAACTAATAGCCCGGATGGACAGTATGCGTATACTCCGATCGGTTGGAATCTTGCCATGGACGCAGAAGAAAACGATCCGGATTGCATTAAGAACATTAATACCGATACATCTGTATATGCTGCGTATAGCAAAGCGATCGCCAAGTACACGGTAACGTGGAGAAATGATGGTACGGTTATTAGAACTGATCTTAACGTTATTTGGGGTAGTACTGTAACATGGGGACAGGATATGCCTAGACGTAGCAGCGGACAGGTAGCTAATGCGTGGGACTATGATCTTACCCAGCCTATCACGCATGATATGACAATTAATGCTAAGTATTTACCTGTCTATACGGTACGATTCTATAATGGAGATACACTTCTTCAGACGAGTAACGTTATTCAGGGTCAGGATGCTGTCTATACTGGAGAGACTCCTACAAGTACAGACGGTGAGTTTATCAGATGGGATAGAGATCTCACTAACGTACAGGAGAGCTTTGACACCTATGCGTTCTTTGACATCGTCATGGTCGAACCGGATCTTAAGTATCTAGTCTATACGCTTGATGAAACTAATAAGACAATGACGATTACTGGACTTAATACAGCCGCTATTATTGCGGATAATCTTAACCTCATTACAATTCCCGATACGATTCAGGGCTATCATGTGATTATCGGATAAGGAGGAAATCATGGAAATAAATTTTGGAACATCAGTAACTAATTGCTCTGTGATTTTCGATCTAAATGGTAATTACAGAATATCGAATAATGAGATGAGTGTTCGCGGTTATAACTGGAACGGGAGATTTAGGTTTCCGAGTGGTATTAGTAAAGCTAACCTTTACTCAAGTAAGTTAAACCGAATGATCGAGTTTCCGAACAGTGTTGTCAATACAAGTGCGGCGTTCGCTTACTGTGCTAATTTTAATCAAAATATTAGCATTCCGAATAATGTTCATGATACTTCGAGCATGTTTTTCTATTGTAATAATTTTTTTAATCAGAATATCAAAATTCCGGAGAGTGTGACAAATGCGGTCGAAATGTTTCGATTATGTAGAAATTTAAACCTAAATATTCAAATACCTAATAGTGTAACAGAAGCTACCGGTATATTTAGAGAGTGTTATAAATTAAATCAGCGCATTAAAATACCAGGAAGCGTTGTAAATGCTCAAGAGGCGTTCAAGTGGTGCTATAACTTAAATGCTCCGATCATAATAGATAACGGCGTTGTTAATATATCTAACATGTTTTCTGGATGCCCGAATTTTAATCAAAATATCCAAATTCCAGAAAGTGTAGTGGACATGAACGATATGTTCTACGAATGTTATAAATTAAATCAGAGCATTAAAATACCGAACAGCGTAACCGTAGTTCATAACATTTTTAATCGCTGTAATAGTTTTAACACGAATTTGCAGCTACATAATAATTTGTTGATAATCGATAATATATTCACTGGTTGCACAAATTTTAATCAAAACATTAAAATTCCAAATAGCGTTATAACAGCTAAATCTGTATTTCGGGATTGCACAAATTTTAATCAAAACATTAAAATTCCAGATAGCGTGACTGATACTTCTGCAATGTTTTTCAATTGCAATAATTTTAATCAAAACATAAGTATACCAGACACTGTTACGGCAATGTCGAGTATGTTTTCCTATTGCAATAGTCTAAATCAAAGCATTAAAATTCCGGCAAATTTTAACTCCATTACTTGGCTATTTAAAAACTGTACTAGTCTAAACCAAAATATTCAGTTTCCGTCTGTTCTTGGTAATCCGGGTGCATATACAGCCGGAGTGTTTGCACAATGTACCAATTTAAACCAAAATATAAAGGTTTCGAGCGACATACGGGATATGGCAAGCTTTTTTGAAGATTGTGCTAGTTTAAATCAAAACATTCAATTACCAACGGGAAATGGAAACGGCAGCCTTAGACTTGAGCATACATTTTCTCGGTGCACTAGTTTAAATCAAAATATTATAATTCCGGAAAATGCCTATATTGCGACAGGTATGTTTAAAAACTGCACAAGTCTAAACCAAAACATTAGGCTCCCAAAAGATCTTGTGCATTTGAACAGCATGTTCGAAGGCTGCAGCAACTTAAACCAGAATATGTTTATATGGACATCTATATACGGCTTCACTAGAGGTTTTTGTAATGTCAATAAACTTTCAAATATTACCATAGGCTCTCGCGCACGAAACAATATCTTCTACCAAGCCTTCCGCAACAACAATTCGCAGAGCCTTAACATCTGGACGGATCCAACAAGCGCGGCAAATCTTATCACAACTGCATTGTTTCAAAACACAACTACTGCATCAACTTGGGAGACAATTCCGAATGGATACTACAACTCGTTATACAACTGCTACATCTACACAAACACTGTCTTTGAGGAGGGAACATGAACAAGAATAATCGCATAGACGTTATTATTCCTGCTTATAAAGCTCATGGAACGATTCTTAGAACTCTTTCTTCAATAGTTGAACAGACAGTCGTAGCTGATGTAGACGTGACGATTGTAAATGATTGTTGTCCGGAAGGAGATTATAGTAAGTTCGTTAAGATGTTCTCACCGTATATTTCGATCAGGGAGATTAGGCTTGATACGAACGGCGGTCCTGGAGTTGCTAGACAATTTGGTATTGATAACACGGAAAACGAGTTCTTTACGTGTATGGATGCTGACGACACGCTTTGCGGAGCAATTGCGCTTGAAACATTAAGAGAAGGCATAAAAGCGAATGACGTTATTAAATGCTGTTCAGCCGTATTTATGCAGCTAGGCGACGATTTGCAATCGTTAGTTCCGCATGCAAACGACATGGTCTGGATGTTCGGTAAACTTTATAGACGGCAGTTTATTGAGCAGTACAAAATCAGGTTTAACGATACCAGAGCGAATGAAGATACCGGTTTTAATACCATGGTAAAACTTCTTTGCGATAATCCTGGTGAGCAGGTACGATTCATTACAGAGTGTGTATATTACTGGCATAACAAGAAAGATTCCATCACAAGGATCAATGACAGTCAGTATTCATACGATCAGAGCTTATGTGGATGGACTGACAACATGATCTATGCAATCGATCACGTCAGAAAGTTTAAACCATTCTCAGGAGCTTCTATGCAGTGGACAGTCAACTGTATGCTAAACCTCTACTATTATTATGTAGAGACAGTTGCTAGAAAGCCAGTGTTTGCTCCGCAGAATTGGGAGTACGTTAAAAAGTTCTATCACGAATGCTATAAACGGATTGAACCTGACATCTCTGATGAGATCTTCTCGCAGATGTATTCGATGTGTTCTCAAGAAAAGTGGGCATCTGGTACCCTGTTTGGAATTGTGCCGCATATAGGCATTTACGAGTTTATGGAGAAGCTTAGAAACGAAGATTATGATCCTAACCATATCTATGACGTATGGGCGGAGATGGAGGCCAATCCAGAAACAAAGAAACTAATCGATAACAATATTAAATGTGGTGTTTGTAAAGAAGGGTATACCAATAGGCCCTTTGATATGTAAGACATCCTCCAAATGTAAGTCATAGCCTAGGCTTTTATTTCCTGCTTTCGCTTAGGCTATGACGTTTTTTTAGGAGCAATTCAAAATGGCTATTACAGATAAATTACAGAAACTCTATTTAAAGATGGGAGGAGATCCTAACACAGGAGCTTCTAACGTAGAGGAATGGATCGATAAGATTGAGGATGTGGCTGGATCCGGGGGTTCAGGTACTGGCGGTGGAGTTCTAATTGTGACTGACACAGTAACAATAGTACCTCCTAAACCAGGATACGACTTATCGTCGGAGCAGCATGTCCTTGATAAAAATTGGGCAGAGATTGAACAGGCGGTCAATAGTGGTTTAAACGTTGTAATTCGCCGGCATACGTCAAATGATTATGACAATGCAGTTGAAGACATTACGGTGACCGGATTTGTCACAGAGATTGCGCAAGTAATCAATACGCCTACGAGTGACGATACCGAGGGGTCTGAGGTGTATGGAGTTTCCGTCACACTTAACCGTACGCAACTAAATTTTATGTCTTCGTCAAAGACTGACCCGTTGATGTACACTGTAAGTTGATAAAAATAGTAAAGGAGGCTTAAACAATGAATGTATGGGAAAACACAATTAATCAGAATCAGGCTATGAGACCGACTACCGCTCAGCCCTCATACGCTCCTAATCCGACTGTTCCGGCACAGAGCAACCAGTTTATCTGGGTGAACGGAAGAGCAATGGTTGATGCATGGCCTATCGTTGCAAATGGACAGATGACGTTTATCGATCCTGATGCAATGAAACTCTGGATTAAGAAAGCCGATCCATACGGACGGCCGTTTGACCCTGAAGAATACGACATTGTTAGAGCAAAACCAGCAGAAGAAGTCAAGCCTGAACCAGCTGCTCCTTCTATGACTTCTGAAGAGATTCAGAATCTGATCTCATCCGAAGTTGAAAAAGCGGTATCGGCTAAAATGGCGGCAATCTTTTCAGTAAAGGAGCCAAGCCATGATTAATCTTATGCAGCTTCTTCAGATGGCTCCTATGATAAACCAGTTTAGACAGAACCCGATGCAGGCTCTTCTAAATCAAGGTTTTAACATCCCGCAGCAGTATATGAATTCTCCAGAAGCCGCTGCGAGGTACCTTCTTAGTAACTCGAACATGAGTCAGGATCAGATTAATCAAATCATGAACCTTGCAAATCAGTATCAGCAGAATCAGCTAAACGGAAATCCGCCTCAGCCCGGTCCTGCTAATTCCCCATTTGGTTGGAGAAGATAAGGAGAAAGATATGCTTAAGATGAGTAATGAAACCTATGACCGACTGAAATTCATCGCGCAGATTATTCTTCCGGCACTTGGAACTCTCTATTTCGCCCTTGCATCTATCTGGGGACTTCCTTATGGAGAGCAGATTGTCGGAACTATTACAGCGATTGACGCGTTCCTTGGAGCGTGTCTTGGGATCTCTACGAAGAACTACGAGAACGATCCAACAAAAATCAATTGAGTGAATTCAAAATGGAACGAACGGCGCCTGTTCTATTTTTGAAGATAGTAACCCTATAGTTTTAGCTTTATAGACAGAAAGAAGGAATGAAACATGTCTTTTAGCGAGAACACAAACGGTAACGGAATGGTTATGCCCGTATCTCCTATGGGCGGTTATGGTGCTGGTAATGGCGGATTTGGATGGGGCGACGGATCTTTCTGGATCATCGTTCTGTTCCTGTTTGCTCTGATGGGCAATTGGGGCAATGGTTTCGGTTATGGCAACGGAAATGGTACAGGTGGAGAGATCCAGAGAGGATTTGATCAGCAGTCCGTTATGAGCGGTGTGACTGGAATCAATTCCGCTGTTGTAAACGGTTTCTCTGGTGTTAACCAGGCTCTTTGCAATGGTTTTGCTGGAGTGAACACTGCTCTTAATTCCGGATTTGCTGCGGCAGAGGCTTCCGCTAATGCTAGACAGATGGCAGACATGCAGCAGAATTTCGCGAATCAGACCGCGATGCTTACTGGTATGAACACGCTTAACGCTGCACTTGCAAACTGCTGCTGTGAGAACAGAGCTGCGACAGCCGATCTTAAATACACTGTTGCTAATGAAGCATGCAGTGATAGAGCTGCTGTAACAGAAGCTCTTCAGGCCGTAACCGCGCAGAACAATGCGAATACCCAGAGAATTCTGGATCAGATGTGTCAGGATAAGATCAACGCCAAGGACGAGAAGATTGCTGAACTTCAGAATCAGCTTACAATGGCTAATCTTGCCGCATCTCAGAACGCGCAGACTGCTTCTATCCTTACCGACAATCTCGCACAGACCAAGGCGCTCGAACAGTATCTTGCTCCTACTCCCAGACCCGCTTACGTGGTTCAGAATCCCAACTGCTGCACGAACGCTGGTTGGAATACCTGCGGCTGCGGTATGTAAGGAGGCGTGATCATGGCTGAGTATGTATACGCTGCTGAGCAGACCGTTGCTTATGGACAGAATGTATTACTCACCGGTTCGAACCCTTGCAGAAAAGGCTATATCATGCATCGTGACGGATCTGGTGTGCTTACTCTCCGTGGGATCGTGAACAACCCGTGCGCTAATTACGCAAAGTATCAGGTTGTGTTTAACGGTAACATTGCTGTTCCTACAGGTGGAACTGTTGGGGAGATTTCCCTTGCAGTAGCTATCGGTGGCGAAGCGCTTGCTACAAGTCTTGCCGCTTACACACCGACTGTAGTAGACGCGTACGGTAATGTCACCTCTACAGCTACTATCGATGTTCCGAAGGGATGCTGTGTATCGGTTGCTATCGAGAACAACTCCGAGACTGCCGAGCCGATCCTTGTCAGGAACTCGAACCTTACTATTAATCGGGTTGGATAAGGAGAGCAAGATATGAAAGATAATATGGATATTTTATGCCAGTTCGAAGAGCGGGCTATCAAAGATATTAAAAAACTGCTTGTAAAAGATGACATCACCCCTGCCGAATGGAATACTGCTGGAGAGGCTGTCGACATTATCAAGGATATTGCGACGATCAAAGCTATGAAAGAAGAGTATCCCGATGAGGATATGGGTGAGTCTGCTAGATATTATCGTAGAGGCAACGGGATGGGCAATAGCCATGGCATATATCCCGATTACGATAGTTATGGCGTAAGAAGCATGGGCGGACGCAGAGGTTCTTCTTATGGTGGATCCTCATACGGGACCGAGATGAACAGCGCCGCAAACAACATTCGGAATCTCATGAATCAGAGTACTAATGAGAATGAGCGCAATATGTACGCTAGATGGCTTGATGAAGCCGAACGGATGAACAGATGATGCCTCATATATTTTTAAGTTAATCGGAGGTAAATCTAATGAGCGATTCCGCAATGGTTACAGAAGCTGTATGTAGTGAGAGAATGAAAAGATTAGAAGAACGTGTCGACAAGATCGAGACAATTCAAGAGGAAATACATGCGTTGACGATTTCTGTTGAGAGATTGACTATGACTGTTAAAAATATGGTCGACACACAAAAAGAACAATCCAGACGTCTTGACGCGCTTGAAGATAAGGATGCAAAGATGTGGCAGGATGTTGTAAAGACAGTAATTACTGGCATTGTCGGAATTCTTATTGGATACGCCCTGAAGCAACTTGGAATTTTCTAATGATTAAAGCTCCGAGGAGGATTGGATAACACCTTTCCTCTTCGGGTCTTTTATAAAGTTCATTTGGTGTCTGAAAGTTTGGTGTATTGGTGAGGCTATTCCAGCGGACTAAGCGTAGGTCGTCGCGAAGTAACGACTATCGATTATCAAATGTTTATCATGCCGGGTTTTCTGCTCGTTACGTAATACCTCCTTTCTAATACGATGTACAGATAAGGGGTTCAAGCATGTGAAAACAAACCTTATGCCAACGGGTAATCGATTAGGTTTAATTAGGGCACTTGTTCGAGGGGATAGCTAGCCAAAAGTAGGCAATAAGTGAACGCGCTTGGCATGGCTAATACGCTTGGCATAGCTAATATGGTTCTGCCAAATGAATTTTATAAAGGATGAAAACTAAAAAGGAGACATCAAAATGGGTAATGATTATTTTGGCCGTAACGATTATAGAGACTATCTTGCTCATTACGGTGTCAAAGGAATGAAATGGAAGAAGAAAAGGGGAGGCTTTAGCGCAGCCGAGATTAAAGCTATTAGAAGAAACAGACTCAGGCAGCAGATGGCAAGAGACATGGACGCTGACGCCAGAAACAGAGCCAGGGCCGAAATGCTAAATAAAAAAGCTAGGTCTAAGTCTGGTGGAGCTGGCGGCGGAAAAAGTGCAAAAGGCGGAACGATTGAGGATATTTACAGAAGAAATCGAATGCTTGCTACAACGAGCGGTCTTAGAGTAGAAGCTAATAGAGGACAGTATGAGCCAATAAGCGCCAGTGATGTAAAGCCGGCATCATCTAAAAAGGGATCTGCTAAAAAATCAGTTAAACTTGGACAAAAGAAAGCCAAAGAAAAAATAGCTAAGATGATTGACTCATCGTTTAAATCCGTAAAAGGAAAGGCACGTAGTAAATCAGTATTTGCAGCTATGAGTAAAATGAGAGGAACCGCACTATAATGGATATGAAGATGGGCGAAGGAATTCGCTTCGAGAGAATTAGAAGGATTACTGGCTATTTAGTCGGGACAATGGATAAATGGAATAACGCAAAGAAAGCCGAAGAGCGTGATCGTGTTAAACATGGTGTCGGAACAGGAATTCCTGCTGGTAAAAAACTTGAAGGTGAGAAGACGGCTTTTGGCTATTTTCTTGATTCGATGAAAGAAGATAAGTCATGAAAGACAATAAGCAGTACGGTCTTCCAAAGTTAAAGAAGTATCCAATGCCGGATAAGAGGCACGTTAGATCCGCCATAAGGTTTTTTAATTATGTATCGCCGGCAAATGAAAAAGAACTTGCAAAAGCAATACTTAAGAGAATGAGAAAGTATGGAATGAGCTTCTCTGATTTTACAGTAGGAGAAGAGAATCGGTTTATTAAATACGTTCCTAAGAAGTATTTGTCTCACAATGAGGATCAGATTATGTATTCAAATAACGATTTTAGATATTACAAAGGCGGAGAGTATCTTGCTCATTACGGTAAGAAAGGAATGAAATGGAAGAAACACAAAGCCTCCATTGAAAGACATGACGATGCTGCAAATTCTTTTGCGTCAAATAGCGTCTATAAAGAGATGGCGGCAAGAAAAGCCCTTCGTTTCGGAAATAGATCTTTGTCCACTAGAGTACGAAAGCGCACGGATCAGGATATTTCCACGAATAGGAGAGCCGGACTTAAACATAAACGGTTGGCAAATGCAAATCGAAGATCTATTAGATCTGGCGGAATGAGTCGCGGTACTAGTGTCACACGGTCTTCCTCGCTTTCCAGTTCAAAAGCAATTAGGCGGTTGATTGGAGGTTAATCCATGGACTACTTTGCAATAAGTGATAACGAGTTCTTCGTTTCGCATCACGGCATCTCGGGAATGCATTGGGGCGTTAGACGATTTCAACCATATGGGCAAGGAGGATATTCTCCGAAAAAAGTTCGGTTAGAAAAGAAAATTGAAAAAACAAAAGGGAAGATAGAAAAGAATAACAATAAACTGGATAAACTGAATAATTATTCTAATTCTACTAGAAATCAACGGCGAGAGATGAAGAGGCTTGGCCTTGAAAGAAGACGTGCGAAGCTGACAAAAAGAGTTGAAGGCGCACGAACACGAAAAATGCTTTACAATCTTGAACCAACAAGACGTGAGTCAAGAGCGATGAAAAAAGCATACAAACTCGATAAACGAATTGCCAGAATTGTTAAAAAGCAAAACGCTTGGAAAATGAAGGTTAGTAAGTTGGAGTACAGGAATATGAAACTTGAACGAAAAGTTGACAAGTACATTAGACGGCTTGACACGTTGGAACAGAGCGCATTTTCTAGTGCTTTTGAAACCGGATATTTAACGCATTCTGGTGTTAAAGGAATGAAATGGCATAAGCATTTAAAGGCGTCGACACAGTACTGGCTTACCGATCAGCAAGCAGCGAACATTAAAGCCGCAAATTCAAACCTTTCAGATCAGCAGAGAAGGAATATCAATGCCGCTAGACCTACGAACCCAGCAGCTCAGAGAAACGGGGCATCCACCTTGTCTGATCAGCAGGCTAAAAATGGAGCGGCAACGCGTTCTACCTTGTCTGATCAGCAGGCTAAAAATGGAGCGGCAACGCGTTCTACATTATCCGATCAGCAGCAGAAAAACATTAATGCGCCGAAGACCGAAACAAAGTCGAAGGCGGATAAGGAAAAAGTCGATAAACTCGTTGAAAGTGTAATTAACGGAAATTACGGTAACGGCGAAGAGCGAAAAAAGAGACTTGCTAAAGAAGGTTATGATTATGCTGAGATTCAGAATTTAGTTAATGAGAAACTCGGATCGTCTAAACGACACGAAAGCGAAAAATCTAAATCTAGCGAATCCAAGTCGATGAGCAAGTCTGAAAAATCTGCAAGAGCAGCAGAAGCCTCAGCTAGAAGTAAGATGGCTAAAAATAGTCAGAGAAGAAGTTCTGCACATTCAAAAGATTCTAGCAGCAGGGCGAGAAATGCTCGTAGAACCGAAGCCGTATTACGAAGCTTAGACGCCAGAAAGAAGCAGAATTCGCGAAAACGTAAAAGTGTTAAATACAATTACACCAGAGCGAATGCTAATTATGAAGAAATTATGAGTGGAAGAAAGTTGATAAATCGACTTGCTAGATAAGCATTTAGAGGGATTCAAAATGGAGATTAATTACTACGGCAATAACGATTGGAGAGATTGCTGCTTGGCCCATTTTGGGATAAGAGGAATGCACTGGGGAATACGTCGTTTTCAGCCGTATTCCACCACGGGTCCCAGAAAAGGTGGCAAAACCGGTAAAGAAGTCGGCCTTGCCAAACGAGTAGGCAACAAAATTAGTGAAGGCGTTAAAGGGATTAGGACTGCGCATAAAAGGAAGATAGCAGCTAAGAAGAGAGCCGCTAGTCTTGAAAAAGCACGAAAAGTAAAAGCAGAAAAAGAAGAAATTATGAAGTCCGGCGATGCTGAGAAGCTCCTTGCAAGAAAAGAACTATTCTCGAATGATGACATTGATAAATTCCTTGAGAGAGCCGGAAAAGAAACCAAAGTAGCTGAACTTAGGCAGAGACAGATTGACGCTGGATTTCAGAAAGCAGATCAGATTCAGGAAAAAGTTAAGAAGATTGCAGGGTATATTGGCACTGCTAATGAATTGGTTAGTCAGGGCGTTAAACTTAAAGGTAACATTGACGATGCCGCTAAAGCGCTTGGGTTTGAGAAGAAAAAGGGTAAAGAAACAGATAGAATTGTTAACTCTGGTTCAGCCGAAGAAGTTCTTAACGCAATTCGGAACGGGAAGCTTGACGCTAATCAGGTCCAAACCGCTAAGAACAGACTTGATAATCAGGCTAATATTGAGAATAGGATCCTTGATGAAGGAAAGAAAGCGGCGGAGGAGGCAGCTAATCGCTTAGTTAACTCTGGCTCAGCTGAAGAAGTTCTAAGAGGTTCAAGAGAAGGATCTTTGAACGCTGATCAAACTCAGAAAGCCCTCAATCGACTTAATAACCAGAAAAATATTGAAGGAATGATCAAGCGCGATCCTACAGAGATTGAGAAAGCTATCAATAGTGCAGACGCAAAGTCCATCTCGAATCTTTGGTCAAGTATGTCTTCTTCCGAGAAGAAAGAAGCATTTGATTCTGTTACTAAGAAAGCCACAATTGATAAGTCAATTCCTAAAGAAGATTCTAAGAAGGAAGATTCACAAAATAAATCAGAGTCCAGTGATTCTTCTTCGTCTACGAAAACGTTTAATAACAAATGGACGAATCTAGGTCTTCAGGGGGCGAATAGAACCTCTCCTTACTCTACGCAGCCCAAAGATAAGGTAGAGGCGATGCTAAGAAGAGATTACGGAAGGATGTCCGCTTCAGTTGGTTCAAAATGGGGAAATTCTGATTTGAACGCTAAGAGTTACAGGAAAGATGCGTCGTCAGAAAGAGCGTCTTCTAATAAAGAACTCGGCGGTTCTCAGTACAATCAGCCTCGGCTTACCATGAATAGCAGAAACGACAGATCGTCCTCGAATAGACCAAGAGTTATTGATGCTGAAGTCGTAAATGGCAGAGCAATTCCCGTTAGCGGAAGTTCTAGAGCGGCTCTTCCGGGTCCTACGTCAAGTTCTTCGTCAAGACGATCGAGCACCGGTCCTTTAACTCTTAATCCGAGTGCTGAAGCAAGAAATTATAATAAGACAGCTACAGAGAATCTGAAAGCCTATTCTAAGAAAGCAAGTGATCTTACAAGACAGACTAGCAATATTGACTTCGGCGAAGACCTTGTTAGAGATCTGCTTAGTGGCCGGAGGTGAGCTCGATGAATAATCAGTATATTTCTCATTTTGGCAAGAAAGGAATGAACTGGGGGCTTAGAACTTCTCAGCCCTATGGCACGGGTTATATTCGCAAAGATGGGAAAAGAGGAATCGAACGAATTGCCGGAGACAGCAGCCTTGCAGATCCTGAGTTTGTCGATCCGAACGAGGATTCGGAGTTTAACGTATATAGCCCGTATCAGTTTCAGACTAGCGAGGAAGAGCATCAGAAATCGGATAAAAGAGAGTTATTTAAATTCATCAGAAAAACGGTTCGAGATGATCTGGAAGTTAATCGTTTAGAATTAGCAAAAGACGCTATTCGTGCTGGAGAAGCAGCCATTGCGTACACGAAGACATTTATGAACGATCGACGAATTTCAGAGCTTGAAAGTGATGCAGAAAATGAAGAGTTAAAAATTAAAGATCGTCATTGGACAGAGGAAGAAGATATGGCGGCGGTCAACCCTTCATATAGAAACTTTGATGCAAATACAAAGTCGAATTGTATGCTTTGCACAACGACATATGATTTGAGAAGAAGAGGTTACGATGTTACAGCTGAAAAAGCAAGCAGCGGATATTACACAAATGAAATTAGACGATGGTATCCGGATGCTAAGACAAAGAACGCGTACACTGCTTCGACATATGATGACGTTTTAAAAGCAGCTCGAGGTAAAAATACTGAATGCACCCAAAAAACTGTAAAAGCCATCTTAAAGCAACCCGATGGTGCACGTGGTAATCTTACGGTTACATGGGGCGCTGGTGGTGGGCATAGTGTCGTTTATGAAGTTAAGAATAGGCAGGTTATAATACGAGATTGTCAGACTAATAAAACATATAAAGGCGATAAAGTATCTAAAATTTTAGATAGCTGCACATCAGCCGAATACACCAGACTCGATAACGTTCGTGTAGACAAGAAGGCAGTTTCGGAGGTGATTAAAGGATGACGGTAAACGACGCATATAAACTTTTTAAAAAGAAGCATCCAGATTTAATCGTTAAAGAATGCTGCTTGTATGACGAAAAGTACTATATATTTACAGCATTGAGGCGTGGCGAAAAAGTTGATTATAACGATCCGTTTTATGCCGTTAACGAAAAGACTGGTGAAGTAACGTATTTTTGCCCAATGGACGACATAGATAAGTGGAACGCTGCTCGAGGGAGACAACTTAAATGGAGATGAAACAGTATATTTTAGCACATCACGGTGTTCGTGGTATGCATTGGGGAATACGTCGTTTTCAGCCGTATGGGACCGGATATGATAGAAAAGGTGGAAAAACCGGAACATTTAAAAAAGCAAAATTAGACAGAGTTCGCAAAAAAGCACTTCGAGCGGCTTACAGTGGAGACGGATATAAATCTGCAAAATTAATGAAGAAAGCTTCTAAAATTAGCGGGGAAACTGTCTCCTATGAAGCGAGAAGAATTCAGGAGAACGCGCAGATACACCACTTAACATCAAACGAGTATAAGAGATACAATTATTCGTTGGGGCCAAATGTTAGCAAAGAGCGTAGGATGGAGCTTCAGAAAAAATCTGAACTCGAATATGCTATTGCCCTCCGTGGTTATAAGGCGGTTCAGGTCGCAATGGAAAAATATGGAGATACACCGTATCGTAAGCAATCCGCTGACGAAAAATTTATTAGAAAAACTATTAAAGGAACGTTTAAGGAAATGGTGGACAATCCCGTATATGCTAAAAAAATAAAGTATGACACCGAAGAATATCGTAAAAGTTATCAGAATTAGTAATAAGTAGGAAGGTGATCCAAAATGTCTCTATCTAACAATGCTATCCCGATATATTATGGCGAATTTCGGGATAAGGTTCTTAGAGGTGAGATCCCAGTTAACAAAGAGATCTCTATGGAGATGAACAGGATCGATAACCTAATTAGAAACCCAAACATATTCTATGATGATGAAGCGGTTGAAGGATGGGTGGCTTACTGCGAGAACGAGCTGACCCTTACCGATGGGTCTGATCTGTTCTTACTAGATACGTTCAAACTCTGGGGGGAACAGATTTTCGGATGGTATTACTTTGTTGAGAGAAGTATTTACAATCCTGAAACAAAGAGATACGAAACAAGAATGATTAAGAAGCGGCTAATTAATAAGCAATATTTGATCGTTGCCAGAGGCGCCGCTAAATCAATGTACGCGTCAACGATTCATTCGTACTTCTTAAACATCGATACTTCAACTACTCATCAAATAGCAACAGCACCTACAATGAAACAGTCAGAAGAGGTCTTAGCTCCGATACGAACAAGTATTGTCAGAGCTCGTGGGCCTCTTTTTAAATTTCTAACAGAAGGATCGATTCAGAACACAACCGGATCAAAGGCTAAAAGAGTGAAGCTTGCATCGACAAAGAAAGGAATCGAGAACTTCCTTACGAATTCCCTTCTTGAAGTTCTTCCGATGAACATTAATAAACTTCAGGGATTTAGACCTAAGATTTCATCGGTAGATGAGTGGCTGTCAGGAGATCTTAGAGAAGACCCAATCGGTGCTCTTGAGCAGGGTGCTTCCAAACTTCCTGACTATCTAATCGTTGCAACGAGTTCAGAAGGAACTGTCAGAAACGGTGCTGGCGATACAATCAAAATGGAATTGATGGACATTCTTAAAGGAGAATACATCAATCCGCATGTATCGATTTGGTATTACAAGCTCGATGACGTTTCTGAAGTAGCTGACCCCGCTATGTGGGTAAAAGCAAATCCAAACCTTGGAAAGACAGTTACTTATGAGACTTACCAGCTAGATGTCGAAAGAGCTGAGAAAGCGCCTGCGGCGAGAAACGATATCTTGGCTAAAAGATTTGGAATACCAAAAGAAGGATACACATATTTCTTTACTTTTGAAGAAATTCAGCCCCATAGAAAACGAGACTTTTGGCAAATGAGCTGTGCACTTGGTGCTGACCTTTCGCAGGGTGATGACTTCTGTGCATTTACATTTTTATTTCCTCTTCCAGATCATAAGTTTGGTGTCAAAGTTAGAAGCTATATAACTAGTAGAACACTTGATAAATGCCCACCCGCTATGAGGCTTAAATACGATGAATTCATTGCTGAAGGAAGCCTTATCGTGTTTGATGGTGTAGTTCTCAACATGATGGATGTTTATGATGATCTCGATGAGCATATTAGTAGAATGGAGTATACTGTCGAGTGCTTTGGATATGACCCGTATAACGCTAAAGGATTCGTTGAAAGATGGTGTAGGGAGAACGGAGAATTTGGAGTAGTTAAGGTCATACAGGGCGTTAAAACTGAAACGGTGCCCCTTGGGGAACTAAAGAAGCTTGCAGAGGATAGGTTCCTGCTATTTGATGAAGAACTCATGACTTTTACTATGGGAAACGCCATCACCCTTGAAGATACAAATGGAAATAGAAAATTGCTTAAGAAGAGATATGAGCAAAAGATTGATAATGTTGCGGCAATGATGGACGCCTACGTAGCATATAAACTTAATCTTGAGGCGTTCGAATAGGAGATATAAAAATGGCAAGTTATTATGCGGTAGGGCAGTATAGATTCTTAGCCCATCACGGTGTGCAAGGCATGCACTGGGGGGTTAGGCGGTATCAGCCGTATGGAACTGGATATTCTAGGAAGGGCGGCGAAACCGGAAAAAATGTTGGTCAGGCTAAAACCGGAATTAAACGACGGATGGGGATTCGTGTTAAAGCTTTTGGCGATAGTATTAAAACAATTCCGAAAGATTTTAAGCAGGCCAAGGGCTTTCGTCAGAAAGTGTCTTCGGTTGTAGGCTCAAGGCATGCCAGATCCGTAAGTAAAATTCATGCGAAAGCGCAGGAAGATTTAACGAATGCGTCTAAAACCCGACTTGGAAAGATGTACCACGATACAAAACGTGTAAACTATCAGTACAATGCAGATTACATGAAAAAGAGATCCGAGATGAAGCTCGGCCGTAGAGCACTAGAAGCAGTTGTTCCGGTTGAGAGTTGGAAAACACCGGTTAGCAGAATGAGTGGAAGAACAACTAATCGAGGTCTTCGTACTGTTGACACGCTTCTTTTAAACGGCTATGGCGGATTAGTTCTCGACGCTGGATATATTGGTAAACAGGCAGCTGCCAATTACCGTAAGTAATAACTAGGAGGTATCTTAATCATGCCATCAATAATAACCAGGCTCCAACACGGATGGAACGCCTTCATGGGGCGAGATCCGACGCCGTATAGGACCACTTATGAGTCTTACGGAAGTGGATCATATTTTCGACCTGATAGATCAAGAATTCTAAGTCTTAGCGGCGGAGATAGATCAATTGTAGCGTCTGTAATTTGTAGAATCGCAATAGATGCCGCACAGATAGATGTTAAACATGTAAAAATTGATAAGAATAATGGCAGATATGTTGACACTGTATATTCTGCGCTTAACAGAGCTCTTTCCAGATCGGCTAACATCGATCAGACGGGAAGGGCTTTTATTCAAGATGCAGTTCAAAGTCTTTGCGAAGATGGTTGTATTGCTATTGTTCCTACCGACACATCAACAAATCCATACACTGGTGCATTCGACGTTGAAACCTTACGTGTTGGCAAGGTTGTTCAGTGGTTCCCTAAACATGTAAAAGTGGATCTATACAACGAGAATACTGGAAAGAGAGAACAATTGGTTCTTCCTAAATCTTTTGTGGCGATTGTGCAGAATCCACTCTATGAGGTAATGAACGAACCGAACTCAACCTTGCAGAGGCTTAAACATACTCTTGCAAATCTTGATGTATTTAACGAGAGAAACGCTTCTGGAAAACTCGATCTTATCATTCAGCTTCCGTATGTCGTAAAGACAGAGACGAGAAGAGAACAAGCTGAAAAGAGACGAAAAGAAATCGAAATGCAGTTAACCGGATCCAAATACGGTATTGCTTATACCGATGGAACCGAAAGAATAACCCAGCTTAATCGTCCAGTCGAAAATACCTACTGGAACCAGGCGAAAGAACTAATGAGCATGCTATACAACCAATTAGGACTGACGCAAAGTGTATTCGATGGTACAGCAGACGAAAAGACGATGAATAACTATTATAGCAGGACAATTGAACCAATTCTTTCAGCTATTACTGAAGAAATGGAGAGGAAATTCCTCACAAAGACTGCTATAACGCAGGGCCATGCGATCAGGTTCTTTAGAGATTCGTTTAAACTTGTAACTATTGAACAGCTTTCTACAATCACTACGAACTTCAAGCAGGCCGAGGTCGTAACGTCTAATGAAATTAGAGCGATCATCGGTTGGAAGCCGTCAGTTGATCCGAAGGCCGATGAGCTTCGTAACAGTAACATCTCTCAGCCGAATGACGGAATGGACCCCTCATTAATGGATCCTTACGCGATGCCTGAGGATGAATTTGCTGATGAAGAGCAACCAGTAGAAGAAGGTCTTGAAACTGAACTCACGCCTGAAGAAGAGGCTAACGAAGATGACGTACCGTTCTTTAAGAAGAAGTTTAGTGAACTTGATACTGGATGATTCAAAATGGAGAGTTAGTAATGAAAAAATATGACTTTGGTGGATGGGCTACCAAAAACGATCTTAGATGCTCTGATGGGCGTACTATCAGAAGAGATGCATTTAAAGATTGCGATGGAGCCAAAGTCCCGATTGTATGGAGCCATATTCATAACGATCCGGAAATGGTTTTAGGACACGCCATCCTTGAAAACAGACCGGAAGGCGTTTATGCATATGGATATTTTAACGATACGCCTAAGGGCGAACTTGCTAAGAAGCTTGTTGCTCACGGAGACATTGAAAGTCTCTCGATCTGGGCTAACCAGCTTAAGCAGAAATCTGGGGATGTGCTTCACGGCGTAATTAAAGAAGTAAGTCTTGTTACGGCTGGGGCGAATCCCGGTGCATTTATCGATTCTCTGCTTCTGGCGCATGGCGCTGATGAGTACGAAGAATCAGATGATGAAGCTATCATCACTACCGGTGAGTTTCTTGATCTCTTTCATGCAGATAAAGAAGACGATGCAGATGAGAAGAAGGAAGATACCGAGCAGGATGCAAAAGCTGAAGAAAAAGAAACTAAAGATGATATGAAGGCCGAAGAGACGCCTTCGAAAGGAGACCAGAAGATGGCTGAGGAAAAGAAAGTTAATTCTAACCCTAAGACTGAGGATGATGAGACTGTCGAAGACGTGTTTAACACTCTTACCGACAAGCAGAAGACTGTTGTATACGCACTGATCGGCGAAGCTCTGAAGGACGCCGGTGTTGATGAAGACGAAGAAGATGAAGGAGACGAAGAAGATATGAAGCACAACGTATTTGAAGGCGCTGAGAGAAATGGTAACTATCTGTCCCATGAAGATATGGAGATGATCTTCTCCGATGCTAAGAGACTTGGAAGTCTTAAGGACGCTGTTGAGAGCCATCTTGAGGGTGGCGTTCTTGCTCATGCAGACGATGAAGAAGATGTCTGGGCTTCCACTGAGAATATGGATTATGGTGTTGCCGGCCTGAACTATCTGTTCCCGGATGCCCGTGCGATCAACAATGTCCCGGAGTTTGTAAGAAGAGATAATGACTGGGTGAAGGTTGTTATGGATGGAACGCACCATACTCCTTTCTCCAGAATCAAATCCGTGTTCGCAAACATCACCGAGGATGAAGCTCGCGCGAAGGGTTACATCAAAGGTAAGATGAAGAAGAACGAGGTGTTCAGCCTGCTGAAGAGAAGCACTGATCCTCAGACTATCTACAAGAAACAGAAGATGGATCGTGATGATGTTCTGGACATCACCGATTTCGATGTTGTTGCTTGGCTTAAGGCTGAGATGAGAATGATGCTTGACGAGGAAATCGCTCGTGCGGTTCTGATCGGTGATGGTCGTCTCCCTTCTGACGATGATCACATCAAAGAGGATCATATTCGTCCTATCGCTACTGATAAGGATCTGTACACCATCAAGGCTGCTGTCGCTGCTGGCTCCTCTTCTGAGGATCTTGCGAAGAACATGATCAAAGCTGCTATCCGCGCTCGTAAGGATTATAAGGGTTCCGGTCAGCCGGTCATGTTCACTTCCGAGGCGCTTCTCACCGAGATGATGCTGCTTGAGGATGGTCTTGGACATCCGCTGTATGTTGACGAGGCAGCTCTGGCTAGAAGAATGAGAGTTTCCCGTATCGTTCCTTGCCCGGTTCTTGACAACTACAAGATCGATGGCGCTGCTGTGTATGGGATCATCGTAAATCTGAACGACTATAACATCGGTGCTGATAAGGGCGGCGAAGTCAACATGTTCGATGATTTCGATATCGACTACAACCAGCAGAAATACCTGATCGAGACCCGCATCTCCGGTGCTCTGATTCGTCCTTACTCTGCAATCGTGCTGAAGGGCGCTGCAACGTCCACGACCGGCGAAGAGGATCCCGAGAATCCTTGATCTAACTGAGTAATTCAAAATGGAATGGCTGACAATTTCTTCTGGTGCCTGACTTGTTAGCCATTCCAATTTTTGATTTTCGGAGGTTCTAATGAACAAATATTATGATGATATCGGGTTCTTTACTTCTGTTGAGGATGAAGAGCATCCTGGGAAATGGGTTGAAAAAATAAGAGCGGAAAAATACTACGGCGACGTTTTAACGAACACTAAACGATTTAGCGGCTCTAATAAAGTCATTGACGATATCGTTGTAAGCAATAGAATCTCCATAATTGGCGATCCGTTCGCATTTGAAAATTTTCATGCGATTCGTTATGCCAAATGGATGGGATCGAAATGGAAAGTGGAAAGCGTCGAAGTCCAGTATCCAAGATTGATTCTGTCTTTGGGAGGCGTTTACAATGAGTAACAGAGACGAATTTGATCGTAAACTTAAAAAAGTATTAGGCTCGAACAACACCTATTTCCAACCTCCTGAGTCAGTCAAGCTTAAGTATCCGTGTTTCGTATACAAATTTTCAAGAGATGATGTTAAAAGAGCTAACGATAAAGCTTATTTAACATTCACCGGCTATGACGTTACCGTTATTACCAAAGATCCCGACATCACTTTCAAAGAAGAATTAAAAGAGGCCTTTACCCATTGTGAATGGATAAGGGACTTTATTTCCGATAACCTTAATCACAACATTTACAAGATTTATTTCTAAGGAGGAAATGCCATGTCAAAACTGGTATGGGACGCTGTTGGACAGCGCCTTTATGAAACTGGTACTAGAATGGGTGTACTCTATCCTCAGGATGCTTCTGGTACGTATCCTCTTGGAGTGGCTTGGAACGGCCTTACTTCTGTTTCTGAGTCCCCTTCAGGAGCAGAGTCCAACCCTCTTTATGCTGACGATATCAAATATCTGGATCTTAGAAGTAAGGAAGAGTTTGGCGCTACGATTGAAGCATACACATATCCTGATGAGTTTGCCGTGTGTGATGGATCTGCTGAGCTTACTGACGGTGTCATCATCGGACAGCAGGCTAGACAGCCTTTCGGTCTGTGCTATCGTACTGTTCTTGGTAACGATACTCAGAAAGAAAACTATGGTTATAAGCTGCATCTGATCTATGGTTGCACCGCTTCTCCTTCTGAGAAGAGCTACCAGACCATGAACGATTCTCCAGAAGCGATCACTTTCAGCTGGGAAGTCACTACGACTCCTGTTGCTGTAACCGGCCATCAGCCTACTGCTACTCTGGTCATTGATTCCACGAAGTTCACTGGCGATAAGGCTGCGAAACTTAAAGCGCTGGAAGACATCCTTTACGGTACTGACGGAGCAGAAGGAGCAGAAGGAACCGCCGCAAGACTTCCTCTTCCGGACGAAGTTATTTCTATTCTTGCTGCTTGATGGGATGGATTGGGAGGGTAAAAATTATCCTCCCTCTTCTTTTTATAAAAAGTAAGGAGAGCAATTCAAAATGGCTATAGTAGATAAACTTAAATCCCTCTACGTAAAGATGGGCGGAGACGAAAACACATCGGCTTCTAACATCGAGGAATGGGTTAACAAGTTAGAAGAAGTAGCTGGAAATGGTAGTTCTGGTAGTGGATCTGGCTCTGGTGGTGGAACGTTTTTTGTGCCGTTAAATGTATCTGAAGATCATGGCAATATATTGTATACCGCAACAAAAACAGCACACGAAATTATTGCCGCAGTAAATGCTGGGCTAACGGTTACATTTAAAGCGAATGAGGGCCAAACCGCTATGACGGCTAATCTTGTGTCGTTTACCTTGTTTCCCGGCGATACTGAAGAAAGTGTGAATGCGCATTTTGCATTAGCAACATACATTGATAATGACGGCAGGTTTAGAGGAATGGAACTTTCCTGTACCTCCCTTGACGATTATCCTGTTTACAGTTTTCAGGATAACAGTTGATATCAAACTAGTACAACACGAGGACCAAAGAAACGCAAAAAGAGATAACCATACCCGCCAGAGAATTCTACGACGAGCGTAAGAATGAGTTTGTAGAGGTCAAAGAGCAAACAATTGTTATCAAGCACTCTTTGGTCTCTCTTTCAAAATGGGAAGCGAAATGGCATAAACCGTTTTTAAGTAATGTTCCAAAAACTTGGGAAGAATCAATAGATTACGTGAGATGTATGACGCTCACACAAAAAGTTAATCCGCTCGTCTATAGCGCAATAACTCCGGAGATGTTTGAGGAGATTAATGCATATATAGATGATTCAATGACTGCAAGAAAATTCAGAGAAGATGAGAATCGAGGCAGAGGTGAGCTCATAACAAGTGAGCTCATTTATTATTGGATGATAACGCTTGGAATACCAATGGAGTGCCAAAAGTGGCATCTTAACCGTTTGCTAGCTCTTATTAGGCTTTGTTCGATTAAGAACACCCCGCCTAAAAAGGGCAATACACTTAGCGCTCTTCAACAGAGAAGCGCTCTTAATGCATCAAGGAGAAAAGCTCTTCATAGTAGAGGATAAGGAGGACCTATGCTTACAAAGAGAATTACATATGTTGACTACAATGACAATGAGAGAACCGAGAACTTTGAATTCAATCTTAACCGAGTTGAGGCTCTTGAATTTGCGTTAAGTATAGATGGCAATTTAACGGAATACGTAAGGAAATGTGTCGAAGAAGATGATAAAGCGGCACTTATTAAGATGGTAAAAGATATTGTTCTTAGGTCGTATGGAAAGAAAAGTGAGGACGGGCGACGGTTTATGAAGTCAGACGAAATCACCAGATCTTTCATCGAGACTGAAGCATATTCTGTACTTATGACAGAACTTATATCAAATTCCGAAGAATCGGCAAAGTTTATAAACGGTGTTTTAGAGGAAATTAAAGTAAATAAGGAATAACGATATGTTTCGCTTAAAAGAGCACGGAAACTACGATCGAATTAGAAACTATTTGATGAAAAACAAAACTCCGCAATATTTAAAAGTTCTTGAGAGATACGGTCAGGAAGGAGTTGAGGCGCTATCACAAGCAACACCTAGATCTACGGGTCTGACTGCTTCTTCGTGGAGTTACAAGGTTGTGCCTGGCGAAACAAAATCGTCAATCGAGTTTCATAATTCGAATATTAATAACGGAGTGCCGATTGCCATTATCCTGCAATACGGCCATGGCACAGGGACCGGAGGATGGGTAGAAGGCAGAGATTATATTAATCCAGCTATTCAGCCTATATTTGACAAAATAGCTGAGGAAGCGTGGAAGGAGGTAACTAAGATATGAGTCAAGCGGTTGATTCCAAGGTTGTAGAACTAAGTTTTGATAACCGGCAATTCGAGCAAGGCGTTAATACAAGCTTAGGCACTTTGGATAAATTAAAGCAGGGCCTTAAACTTGATGGAGCCGCAAAAGGAATTGACGACATAAGCGCAAAGGCTAAGGGTTTTAATCTTGGCGGACTCGGAAGCGCGGCAGAAACTGTGCAGATGAAGTTCTCGGCCATGGAAGTAGTCGCTATGACTGCGTTATCTAACATTACCAATTCCGCGGTTAATGCCGGTAAAAAGTTGGTTGATTCGTTTACGGTTAAGCCTGTTAAAGATGGTTTCGCTGAATATGAACTCAAAATGGGATCTGTTCAGACGATTATGGCTAGCACTGGCGAAAGTGTCGAAACAGTCAATAAATACTTAAACGATTTAAATACATATTCCGATAAAACTATTTATTCATTCAAAGATATGACCAGCAATATTGGTAAATTTACCAATAACGGAGTTAAATTAGAAGATGCAGTTAATGCGATGAAGGGAATTAGTAACGAGGCCGCACGATCGGGAGCAAGTGCCGCAGAAGCCTCTAGAGCTATGTATAACTTCTCGCAAGCGTTGTCGTCAGGCTCGGTAAAACTGCTCGACTGGAGGTCAATCGAGAATGCAAATATGGGCACCAAGGAGTTCAAGCAGCAGCTCATCGACACTGCCGTTGCCATGGGAACGTTAGTTAAAGAAGGAGATAAGTACGTTTCCACGACAACAAATATGCAGGGTAAAGTTTCTAACGCATTTGACTCAGTAGTGAATTTTAATGACTCTTTGGCCCATCAGTGGATGACTTCAGAAGTTCTTACTCAGACATTAGCTAATTACTCGAAAAACGTTGAGGAGATGAACGAAACCGAAAAGCAGACGTATCACGATCAGCTGATGGGTATTTACCAAGACGAAGAAAAAGTAAAGCAGATAATGGAACTCGGTGTGCAGGCTTCAAAAGCGGCAACAGAAGTAAAGACATTCACTCAGATGATGGACTCCCTTCAGGAAGCTGCCGGTTCTGGATGGGCTCAGACGTTCGAGATCTTGTTTGGTAATCTTGAAGAAGCAAAGGATATGTGGACAGCTCTTAACAATGTTCTTAGCGGAGTTATTGGCGATATGTCAGATGCTAGAAATAACCTTCTTCAAGGTTGGAAGGATATGGGCGGAAGAACCGATATATTAAACGGTATATCTAACGCCTTTCAAGGACTTCTTAGTGTAATTAAGCCTATAAAAGAAGCATTTCGTGAAATCTTTCCGCCTATGACGGCATTGAAATTGAAAAAGTTGTCCTTAGATTTCCAAAAATTCACAGCGAGGATGAAGCTTGGTAAAACCGAGGCTGGGAATCTCAAGGACACGTTTAAAGGTGTTTTTACGATCATTGGAGCAGTTGCTAAAGTTTTAGGCTTAGCTACAAAACTAATTTTCCCTCTTCAAACTGTGCTTGGGAAAGTAATATCTGTAATATTGTCAATTACCGGTGCAATCGGGAGAGTAATAAGCGGAACTGTTGAATGGATTAAGCAAAGCGGAATTTTGCAAACCACATTTAATAAATTAATGTCGGTTATTACGCCGATTTTTAATACAATTAAAGAGCTTGGCGGGCAGGCATTTGAGTCTATTAGTAAGTTCTTCTCTGAGCATATTTCAGCACCAGATTTTTCCGGTTTCAATAGTATTGGAGATGTATTCAAGTATATTTGGGATTCAGCAAAAGGTCTTATCGAGAATTTGCCGTCCATAGATGAGCTTGGCGATAGAGTTAAGAGTGCATTTGATAAGATTTTTAAAGCAGTTCCCGAAAACTCAAAGCTTGGAAATGCACTTGGATCCGTTTCTGATCTGTATGATAAATTCTTAGGCAATGCCGCTGAATTAAAAGACAAGGCAAAAGAATCGACAAAAGGACTCGGTGATGGAATTCTCGAAGGCCTTGCTAAAATCGATTTTAACAAAGCACTTAAGGGCGCGAAAGTAGGCGTCCTTTTATATTTTGTAATGCAGGTTGCAGGACTTTTTAGAAACCTTAAGAAAGCATCTGGCGATGTCAGCAAGTTTGTAAAGAACATTAGTAATATTCCTAAGGGAATTAACAAGTCTCTTAATAATCTCGCTGGAGCGCTTAAGACATACCAGAATGACCTTAGGGCAAATATTCTTCTTAAAGTTGCGGCCGCGATTGGTATATTAACACTCTCGATTATTGCCTTAACATTTGTTGACTCTCAGAAGCTAGCAAATGTGGCGGTCGATCTCGCCCTTATAATAGGTATGATAGCTATTCTTGCCGCTGTTATTGGTAAGATTGTTAATGCAAAAGCTGGAGGCGGAGAGGACAGTAACCCCCTTGTGGACATGCTTGATGGTTTCTTATCCGGTCTTCAGAAAATTATAAAGAAAGCTTTAAGCATTATTTCGAAGGCCGCCGCAATAGCACTAATTGCGGTCGCTGTCGGCATAATAGCAGGTGTTGTAGCAAAACTAGCTAGTCTTGAGATGGACGCAAATAAGGCTCTTCAAGTCACCGCGTTAATGATTGGTATTGGCGCTTTTCTGTATATTCTTGTAAAGAAATTAAATGATTGCACTAAAAACCTAGACGCCGGCACTGGTGTCGCCATTTATGCAATGGCCGCTGCAATTTCTAAGCTTGCCTCTGTTGCCGTTCTGTTCTCAGGAATGGGCATGGCCGAAATAGGGAAAGGTTTACTTGGTGTTGGCGCTCTAATTGGTATGTTCGCGATTTTAGCTAAGGCGCTTAATCAATCAAATATCGGTAAAGCGGCAAGTGGTATTGCTGTTATTACGGTAGCTCTTATTTTGCTTGTTCCGGTCGTGTTGCTGCTCGGTCAGTTATCCGAAGTTGCTATGGCTGGTGCAGTAACAATTGCATTTCTTGGAGCTGCAATGGCAGGTATTGCGGCGCTTGCCGGGCTTGTTGGCGATAAATTCGGTGCAAAAGCATTGGTTGGTGCTGCTGCAATGATCGTTCTTGCTGGAGCAATGGGCCTATTAGCGCCAGTATTATTGCTTCTTGGAAAGACCGCGGAAACGGCCATGAAGGGTATAGTAGTTATAGCTGCTGGGTTGCTTACGTTTGTTGGGGTTGCCGCACTAGCCGGAATGGTAATGCCAGGAATGTTACTTCTTTGTGGTGCATTACTTTCATTCGGAGCAGCCTGTTTAATGGCCGGTGCCGGGATGGTGTTATTGTCTCACGGTTTAGCTGGTTTATTAGCAGTGGTTGGAGTGGTTATTGCTGCAGTTACTGCTATATTCTTAGGAATCGGAGACCTTGTGTCAAGACTTCCTGAGCTTGCTGATAAGATCATAACCGGAATTGGTAATATATTTAGTTTCATTGGACAAGCAATTGTTACGTATGCACCGGTTGTTCTTGACAAGATTTTACAGTTAATTGGGCAACTTCCCGGTTGGCTTATATCTCAGCTTCCTAATATTATAGCAGGTATCGTTTCGCTTTTCATTCAGATTATGGCGGCGATAGGCAACTTGATGCTTGCTCTTCCTGCGTTTATTGGTGGTCTTCTTCAGGGTATAGTGCAAGGTGTTGTTCAAGGAGTACAGTCCGCTGCTGGTCCAATTGGTAATGCTCTGAAAGGAATTCTTATGGGCTTCATCAATCTTATCGTAGACGGGTTAGGAGGTCTTATATCTAAGATTCCGGGTACAGAATGGATCACTGAAAAGCTTGAGGGTTGGCGTTCTGGTATGGCTGAAAAGCTTAAACCTGAAGAATCAAAGAAGATCGGTCAGAATTATGCAAACGGCCTTACTGATGGTGTAAAGAGTGGCGAAAAGAAATTCACTGGAACAGTTGGTAAGTTTGGAAAAACCGCTGAGAAAACCGGTAAAGACATGGCCAAAGATGGCGAGACATACGGTAAAGAATTTATGCATCAGACGGCAAAAGGTGTGAAAGATAATTCCGCTGAAGCAACTGGTGCCGTTGACGATGTGCTCGCTCAGATTAATGACGCTGCTGGATCTGGTGAAATGAACTTAGATCTCGGCGCGATGTTTGAGCAAAATGTCGCGGGGGCAGATTTCAGCAATGTTCAGAGCATGATAACCGATAACCTTGGCGGAGCACTTCAAAATGGCGTTGCTGATATCGATCTCAGTGCATCTGGAGTGGATCTTGGTGCCGGGCTTACTGAGGGTACTGGAGAAGGTATCACGTCAAATCTTGGTGCCGCTACTGAGCCAATTAATAATATGGGTGATATGCTCCCTGAACAATTAAGAGGACTTTGGCAGATTAACTCACCTTCGAAGGTATTTGCGGATATTGGCTCTGGCATTCCAGAAGGAACAGCACAGGGAATACAGAAAACAACGCCGAAAGTTAAGACGGCCATGACAAAGATGGCTATGGATTCGCTTAAAGCCATTCAGACTGTTATTCCTCAGTTCTCAAGGGCTGGAGTTACTATGGGTAACGGCCTTGCAGCGGGACTTCGATCTGCGTCTGGAGCTGTTAGATCTGCGGCTAGTGGGCTTGCGTCAGCAGCAAGAAATGGTGTGTCAGGTGTAAGTATGCATTCTACCGGCCAGAATATGGGCGAAGGATTTGTTCGAGGTCTTGATAGCAAGCTTTCAGCTATTCGTGCAGCTGGTAGAAGAGCGGCTGAAGCTTATAAGAAAGAAGCTGAAAAGTACGGTAAGATTAAATCGCCTTCACGAGTCATGATGAAGGTCGGCGGCTACATGGGCGAAGGCTTTATCATCGGTCTTAGAAATAAGATAAAAGGTATCGGTGAAGCAGGTAAAGAATCAGCTAAGATGGCGATTGAGTCGACAAAAGACGGTCTTCAGAGAGCCGGAGCTATATTAAATGGCGATCTCGACCTCGACCCTACAATCAAACCCGTTCTTGATCTAACTGATATTGAGAATGGTGCCGGCATGATTAACAGCCTTCTTCCTAATGGGTCTATTGGCCTTGGCCTTGCCGTAGCAGGAAATGCTCCTGGTGCAACATATCGCATGACAAACGAAGATGTTGTTTCTGCAATTAATGGTCTAAGAGACGATCTTATAAATAACCCGCAGACGGTTAATAATTACAGTATGGGTAATGTGTCTTATGACGATGGAAGCAACGTGGCAACGGCTGTTAGAAGTCTTATTAGAGCCGCACGTACGGAAAGGAGAGTGTAAGTTTGTCAAAAATTACAATTAAGCCCAGCAAGATTACGCTTAAAGCTGGAACAGAACGAACCTTCGTCGTTACGTGGACCGTGACTGGCAGCCAAAAAAACCATGTGGATCAATTCGAATGGAAATGGTTGTATAAAAGAAGTGGTGCTAAAGGTTGGATCGTTGGCAGTGATGGCACAACAGATGGTGGAAGTGCCAGTCAGACGAAAGAAGCGACCTATGATGTGCCAACCGATGCGGTAAGTGTTGATTTTCAGATTAGAGCAACATCAAAAACGCATAAGGTCAAAACAACAAAAACTGTTAAGGGTAAAAAGAAAGAGGTTGAAGAGACCAAGCATTATTTCTCAACAACGAAATGGGGATCGGCAGGTGTAGCATCGGTAAAGGTCGACAAACTGGTTAAAAAAGGATATTACAGTTTATCTAAAAACTATACCTATAACGCATCTAGCTCCTATCCATTATCGGTAGACGTTACACCGCATTTATCCACAGCTCCTGATAAAAAGAATTTCTCCTGGGTTACCAATTTTGAGGTGACCTGGGAGTTTTACGTAAATGAAGGTGGAAGAAAGCTATGGCGAACCGGAGACGCTACAAGCAGCATTCCAAGAGATACTACAACCGTTGTATATACTGGCGTTATTCCAAATTCGTTCGAGAAACTTAGAGTTGTTACCAAACCTACATCTGCTGATAGTTCCGTAGTTGCTCAGAATGTTGAGAAACAGTATGACTCGAGCCTTACTAAGACAATCAGACAAGCCATTGCTGATAGTATTCATATATTTAGATATCCTCATGGCGATAATACGGTTATGGCGGAGTGGAGACTTACTCCTAGTGACGCTAATCTTGATGGTTTTACATGTAAGTTCGAGACGCTAACTGAGGGAAACGGATCTGGATCCGGGGCGAGATGGACTAATGAGACCACCATGGATATTGATCCTGACCAGTGGATGATGGGATCTATTTATGTCGAGACGCCGGAATATGCAACAAGGGCTTGGTCTAAAGAAGTCGAAAAAACAGTAGAAAAACATGGAACTTACGTTCCAACGAAAGCCGAAAAATTTGCGCAGAAAGTAATTAATAAAAAAGATCCCATTACGTATTTAATAAAGCACGGAAAGGCTAAAAACAAAATCGAAGCCACTGTGTTGTATAATAAATACATGGAGACTGTTGCGACACTGCGTGATAAACAAGCAAAAGCGTATGCTAAAGTTACAACTGGCACCGTAACAGAAGTACAGACTGGCACTGAGAGATACCAAACAGGTACAAAAAATGTAGAAACACCATCTAAATTCTATTACTCTGAAGAATACACTATTCCTGAAGGAGCTAGTGAAATCAGAGTTACAATTACGCCTAAATCTGCGGAAACCAGCGGATATCTTGAAACCTCAGTAACGAGCGAGCCCTATAAAGTGGTTATTGATACGAAGCAGGTTGCTCAGAGTAGCATTAGATTTACTCTGATACCGAACACGAGACGAAGCTTTGTAGCGCAATGGAATAAGATAGAAGATCCAAATGTTGCTTCATATGAGTATGAATGGGGATATAGAATCGCTGGGTTAAATATGGAATTTTGGGGCGCTGATACCGGAACTTTGTCTCAAGATGCTCCGGCATTTCACACACCAATCTATGAAGCTCCTGAAAACGCTCAGGCAGTACTATTCCGAGTAAAGCCTGTTCCCAAGCACACTAACGACTTTCTTGGTGTATATTGCTCACCGGCTACGGAAGTAATTATGCCACTTCCAAAAAGAAGCATACCTAATAATCTAATTAGAGTTGTTTGGCCAGAAGCAGAGCGAACTGATAAAACACTAACTGCGGCATGGAGTCTACACTTATGGGATCCTGACACTAAAAAGCAGACTGATGATCTAGTAGGAAAAGTGGCTGGATATGAAGTTGTATGGCGATACGTTATTTATACCAAAGAACTTGGAACGTTAATAAGAGAAGGCGAGACACAATCGATTAACGATAAACAGGTTATATCTGACGATTACACCGTTCCTGCAAATGCCAAGCATGCTCAATTTAGAGTTAGACCAGTTCCAAATAATGAAGATCTAGACTTTGAGGGCATATGGAGCGAATGGGTCGACTACTTGTTTTCAGTTCCATCCAGAACTATCAACTCGGGCAGTCTTAATGTCATATATTCTGAAGGGACAGATAGAAAGCTAAAAGTATCCTTCACAATTTCAAATGAAAGCCATGTAAAAGACTACACATATTCTTATCAGACTTATGTAAGAGGTGTCCTTAGCGAACCTACTGAGGGCACGGTTACACAGAAAATATTCGAGATTGACGCTCCTACGGATGCCGATGAGATTCGTCTTAAAATTAAGCCTAATGATACGTCCGGTTCTAACGCATATTTTGTTAGCACGTACTCCTCTGAATTTATATATTCTCTTAAACCTGGCACGAGAAGCGTTCAGGATATTGCGATGTTCTTACAGAGGGGGAGTAAGACAACGGTTGTTGCGACTTGGGGCATTGATGATGAGAGGAACGTCGACAGCTACTCGTTTAAATGGCGCTATAAAATAGACGCTGTTTGGTATGACGGATCTAGCGGTACTACCTCGTACGAATCAAAAGTGTGCACTTACGATGCCCCGGCTCAGGCTGACATGGTGGAAGTTAAAGTCACACCGGTGCCGAAATACTCGTTAGCATTTGAAGGCAAGGACTCTGAATATGAAATCTTTATAATGCCTTCATCAACAGTCCCTGAAACGCCTGCGGTTCCATCGTTGTCTATTAATAAGTTCAGACTCACTGCCATGGTCGACTCGTATGACGAGAAAGCCAGCATGATCGAATACGAGTTTATTAACGATGTTGATACAGACGATACGTTTTACGGAAATGCTGAGATCCTCTTTAACCGAGCAACATACGTACAGGATATTGAGGCAGGATACGGTATCAGAGCTAGAGCTAGAGCGCTTAATGATGATGGCGAAGCTAGTGATTGGTCGGAGTATACAACTGATCCTGTCTATACAATTCCTCTTCCACCTGAAGGAGTCCCTGTTGTAAATGCGCTTAGCGCGACTTCAGTTGAGGTTCTTTGGAATCAGGTTGATGGTGCGACCTCATATGTTATTCAGAGGACTACAAAAGCAAGATATTTTGACGCTGCTCCGGATCTTGTTGAAGAGACGACTATCACTTCCGGTATAAGAGCAGAAATTCAGGGACTCGAACCTAAATCTGAAACTGACGGTAATACCGGAGAGTGGTATTTTAGGATTAAAGCTGTAAATGATGCCAGCGGAGAATCCGAATGGAGCGAAATTGCGTATATTGTTCTTGGAACTGTTCCGGATGCACCTACTACATGGTCGTCTTCCACAACGCCGGTAACAAGCGATGATGTATATTTGAATTGGCTTCATAACTCTGAAGATGGATCCGCTCAGTCTGGTGCGATTATCGAGATGACAGTTAACGGTGTTAAAGAGACTCACGAAATTGTTGACGAGTATGAGTTGTTTGAGCCGTATTTGTGCGAAACCACTGTAGAGATTAAAAAATCGTTTTATGTGATTCGGTTAGGTGAATACGAAGAGTATACTACTAGAACAATCGACCTTACAGACATAGTGCCAGAGGATCTGAGGCATAATATCTCGGTTGCCAGTTTAGCAATTGCTGATGCGGAAGACGCCGAAACCTACGAACAGATTGTAGGCGAAGGAGAATTTTCTTTAAATGGTTCGGAGATAAGCTTTAAATACCCTACCGGATCTTCCACATCTGAAGTCGTATGGGGTAATGCGTTTTTAATCATTCAGTTAATTGGTGTCGAGAATACGATCGATGTCAGCTCAGTTCCGGCAATTCTCAAACCAGATGGTTACGTTGGAATAACAAAACTTGGTGATAATGACGAGTATACCTCTAAGATCGTATCGAGCAGGATTGAAGATAATACTGTATATTTTGTTCTTGACATTCCGACAGACAGTACTGGTTTTTACACGACAGCGACTCTATCATTCTATAAGGACGACGTTATTATAACTGAGCCAACCGAGATGATCTATTCGTCAGAGACGGTTACGATCGAATCCGAGCCACAAACGATCGACAACTATAGTGGAACGCAGTTCATATCCGTGGATATTTCTGAAATTCCTAAAAATCAGCGTAATGGACTTTTAGCTGAGCTTTATTCTACGTATAATCCAACAAGAAGGACGGTTCTTAAAAACGAAACACCGTATACATGGAGTTACACTAAAACGTTAAATAAAACTAGACATTGGAACCTCATGATCGGTGATTATCAAAAGTATAAAAATAAAACTGTAGATCTGTCTAATGTGAGTGGGTTGAGCGATGTGCTCGACGATTACAATAAAATATATAAAGTCGAAATGGGTCAGACAAGATCGGGATGGACGATCGGTGAATATGAAACCGACTCAAGTATTGAAGGAGAATGTGATTTTTCTATAAACAATAACATTCTTACATATCAATATCCTCAAGGTACAGATCCTAACCCAAGCGGCCCGCATTTGACTAGCTCTGATCACTATTTATGGCTCACCTGGAAAGACGAATCTTCTTCGAAAATCGAACTTGATGGTACAATGCTTCCGGATGGAATTAGAGATATCGAACACAATATGAAACTTAGTGTAACTGACGCAGAGGGCAATAGTGCAGACGACAAGATTACCTCGTGGTCATTTGAGAACGACGTTATGACAATTAACTATAAAAATTCAGATGATGACTCACTACTCAACTGCACTGTGTCAGTCACCGCTAATACCGATAATTACGAGATAAATGGCGATATGCTGATTCACTATGTTTACAAAGTCTCCAATCTAGATGCTGCTCCTATTGCTCTTGAGCATATTCTGTCAGTTTCAAAAGACGATATCTATCACAGATCGCTTGCCAACAATTTCAGCTTCCAGAGGGGCGGAGTTAGTTATTACTTAATTCCTGCTGGTACATATGAAGCCGGAGCTGTTATTACGTGGAAAGTTAAAACAAAAGGCGTGCTCCCTGATTATGGTCCGTTCTCTGGAGAGAGGCAGATTAACATCTACACGCCGCCTACAATTCGCGTGACGATTGGAAGCGGTTACAGGTGGCTATCTGATGACTTTGAGTTCAGGGAAGATAATATCTATACAAACGGTTCAATCACGGCAAGCTCGATTGAGGGCAGGCTAGAGACGTTTCCTATGATCTTGGATATTCACTCAGGACCAACAACGCAAAAGCCTCTTGTCTATGTGCTTTCTATCATTTCAAATGACACTTATGACGACATTGACGACACAGGTAGGATTATTCATATCAGGTCTGGTCAGGAGATTTATAAACGGTATATTTACACTAATGAACGTGACTTCATTACCTTGATTATGGCCAATGAACTGAATCTTGATAATCTTCGTAGTTACACGTTAACCGTTACAGTTAACACTGATGTCGGTCTTACTGCTGAAACAACAAGCGACTTTGTCGTAGATTGGGATATGGATGCAGACGTTGAGCTTGATGCGTCGTTGACTATTGATGAAGATGCAGCAGTAGTATATTTGAATCCTAGTGCAACGAACGAGCAGGGCTATTATCTTAACCATTTTAGTCTCTCAGTGTTTAGAAGAGAGTTTGACGGTGGATTAACTGAGATTGCTACGGATCTTGCAAATGGGGATAACATTACAGTTATCGATCCACATCCAGCACTTGATTATGCTAGATATAGAATCGTGGCAATAGATACATCAACCGGAAGGATGTTCTACGAAGACCTTGCTCCTCAGCCGATTGGAATTACAGACATCATCATTCAGTGGGACGAGTCCTGGTCTGGATTCGATACTGATGATTTCCCGTCGAATTTAGATGAGGCTCCTTATAAAGGATCGATGCTAAGACTTCCTTATAATATAGATGAGTCAGAATCTAATGACCTTGATATCGAGCTCGTTAATTACATTGGTAGAAAACACCCTGTTAGTTACTTTGGAACACATGTTGGCCAGACTGCATCTTGGAAGACTGACATTGCTAAAACTGATAAAGAGACGATTTACGCTCTTAGACGCCTTGCTGTCTGGCCTGGTGATTGTTATGTCAGATCACCTTCAGGAGTAGGATACTGGGCACATGTAAAAGTCAGTTTTGACATCTCGCATCTTGAGCCTATCGTGCCAGTTTCATTAGACATTACACGAGTAGAAGGAGGAACCTAATATGCCAGATATTGACTGGACCAAGTCGATGCAGCAGACTTTCAAGTACTATGTCGTGCATCCAGGAACTTGGAAAAACGAAAGGGAATTGCATGAGATCACGTCCAGTTCAATTAAAAGAGACGCGGAAAACGAGACTCTTGGTAGTGGTTCTTTTGAAACTACTGAAGAATTAGGAGAGTGCTATGTGAGGACGTATCTTGTTTGCATTCAAAATGGATTCAAATACGAGTTTCCTCTTGGCACTCTCCTTGTTCAGACACCTGGAAAAAGCTATAACGGGCGTGTACAAAGTCTTTCAATGGATGCGTACACGCCTCTTCTTGAATTAAAGGATAAGAATCCACCTTTTGGATACTCAATTTCCTCCGGGGTGAATATTCTGAAATCAGTTTCAAACCTTGTTGCTGAAAACACAAGAGCGCCTGTTGTTTCATCAGAGTCTAGTGATATTTTAAATGGCGATTATGTATCCGATTATGAGAACGATACGATTTTGTCATATGCGTCAGACTTATTAGGCAGTATCAACTATAGGTTCGACGTTGATGAACTCGGAAGGATCTTATTCGTTCCAAATCAAAACAGTAATGCAGTGAAACCAGTTTGGACGTTTAATGACGATAACAGTTCAATTCTTTATCCCGAAATTTCAATCGATAGAGATCTTTACGGTATTCCAAATGTTGTTGAGGTAATGTATTCGGATGAGTATTCCTTTCTTATGGCTAGAGCCGAGAATACAGATGAAAACTCTCCAACATCTATTCCGTCCAGAGGCCGAGAGGTTATGTATCGTGTTAACAATCCGGAAGATTTAATTTCTCCAGATCAGCATACAATGGATGAGTATGCCACTAAGCTACTTAGAGACTTATCAACGCTTGAATACACGATCTCATATTCCCATGGCTATTGTCCTGTTCGGGTTGGTGATTGCGTGGAATTAAATTATAAGAGAGCCGGACTTGTTGGGATTAGAGCAATTGTAAAATCTCAAGAGATAAGTTGTGAAACGGGATGTAAGGTCACGGAAAAAGCAACTTATACTAAGAAATTATGGGGGTGAATAAATGAAACTTCCAGGAGATCTACTTGACGAGTTTGCTAAAGTAACGCATGACACGCAAGAGAAAAAAGAAAACACTATATTTTATGGCACTGCTAAGTTAACATCAGACGGTGATTTTGTTGTAATTGATGGAGCCACTACTCCTACCCCGGCCATATACGCGACAAACGCAAATAATGGTGATCGAGTTATGGGTATGATTAAAAACCGTAAGGCAGTAATTACGGCTAACATCACTAATCCGGCAATGACTCTTGGCATCTTAAAAGCTACAACAGGAATTATTGTTGAAGGATATTTAACAACAAATGCTGAACGAATTCGTTATGACGATCAGACAAAGACTGGTTTGACATTTAGTGCTGGCGGAATGGGCGCCTATGGTGGTCAGGGAAAGTATTGGTATATTAAGAACAATGGCGAGTTTCGCGCAGAAGATGCTTATATAAAAGGTGAGATCAGAGCTAGTAAGGGATACATAGGAAGCGAGAAATCCGGTTTTAAGATCGATGAATACGGTATATATTCAGGCGACGATAAGACTAGCGCTAAAACGGGCTTCATTACCCTTGGTAATACTGATTTTACAAGGGCAATTGGAGGTTTAAATCGAGAGCTTCTTAGATTTGCTATTGGCGCAAACTTTGGTGTTTCGGCAAACGGTGTTGTATATGCGCATGACGCTAACATTACGGGAAAGATAAACGCAACAAGTGGTAAAATCGGCAACTTTGATATTAATGGCGCTATCTACTCGAATAATAAGAACGCGTTTAATTCTTCCAATTCCGGTGTATATTTAGGTGACGACGGTATTGCTCTTGGAGCGCCTACAAAAGGCTTTACTGTCACAAGCGAAGGCGTCTTAACTGCTAAAGAAGCAACTATTGATGGAGTATTAACTGCAAAAGCAGGAAGCTCCATTGGACCTTGGAAAGTAGCTGATAGTGCTATTTATAAAGGAACGACAAGCCCTGAGTTTAATAATGCGAACTCGTTATATTTCGGTAACAGTGGGCTATCAATTAAGCAGAAGTTTGTTGTGGATGCTGACGGGTCTCTAACTGCTAAAGACGGAAAAATTGGGAATTGGACAATCGGTAATGCGGCGAATGAACTTAACGGATCGCTTTATACTACTGGTAAAACGATTGGCTCCGATGACAGTATATTCTTAATTCCTCTTGGCGTTACCGGATCAAAAACGTTTAATGGACATCCGGATACTAATTGGGTTTTAACATGCGGCAAACTTTTTGGAGTTAACAAAAAGGGAGAAATTTATTGCAGCACTGGAAAGATTGGACCGCTTAATATTACTGCAGATAAGGCATATACCGGAAATAGTAGCGCAGGTGTGGAAATTGCGTATGGAGCAGTAAATCCAAATACTAGCAGTAAACAATACTATTACATGGTAAAAACAGGCAGCTATGAGAGCATATTAACACCTGATTATTTTTCTGTTGGGTACACTGGCGGAGCCGTTCCAACTAATACTATGTATTATACTGGCGGAATTTTAACTGTAACCGAAGCAGTTCACACCCCTAAAGTCAATGTTACCACTCTAAGCGTTACCGGTACTTCGTCTTTAAGTGTACTTAATGTTAGCGGAGCATCATCTCTAAAAGCTCTTACTGCAACCACAATTACTGGAACGAGCTTTACTGTTTCCGGTCATACTAATGCAATCGGAACGCGTATTACAGCTAGCAATTCTTCTGCCATAACTGTTGGGGATCCAAATGAAAGCGTAGTTGGCGATGAGGGACGTCGTGCGGTCGCATCTATATGGATGCCTATTGGCACCTGGGCGGTCACTTGCACGGTTACGGTTCCGAAAGCAACAGGTGAGACGTATGCCGAGCTGAATTTTAGAAATACTAATCAGAATGCAGCTAAAGACGCCGAGTATATTGTTAGCGAGGTTGGTAATATGCGTGTTCAGCTAGTAAGATTAATGCAGATTACAACTGCCGAGACCTATTACTTCAACCTTAAAACCGGAAAGAAAAGAACAATTGCATCTGGCACTGCCGATATTACGGCTGTCCGAATTGCTTAATTAAAAAGGGGAAATTTATATGGCTATTACAGATAAATTACAGAAACTGTATGTAAAACTCGGAGGAGATCCTAATACAGGAGCTTCTAACGTAGAGGAATGGATCGATAAGATTGAGGATGTTGCTGGGCCAAGTAGTGGCGGTTCTTCATCGGGCAGCGCAGACAGTGATACGTACTATCTTGATTTATATTTTGTACCAGCGAGATATGTTATTTCTCAAGATTCTGACGTTCCTGACGAAGTTCGCAATGAAAAACTTATATACACAAATCGTCCAGCGGATGAGTATATGCAAGCAGTAGAGAGCAAGAAGAGAATGATTGTAACGATTGTCGAAGCGATGGGCGAGTTAAGTGTTTCATTCGATGGCCAGGCTTATACAATACCTAGTATGCTTGATCCGAACGTCAGACTATCAATCGTGAGAGGCCGTGTAATGGCTGCTGTTTCGCTGTTTCATGATGGACTATTATGCGCTAATGGTATACTTGCGCATTCTATTGCACCGGCTGACCTTCCTGCTGATGGCATTATACCGTATGAATTGCCAACTCCAGACGGAACACTTTACTGGCATAGTCCATTTAGCTCTTGGGAGTTAACCGAGTTTTATCCATTTAGCGCTTCAGGTTCAGGTCAATTCTATATTGTTAACGCCGTTGACAACGGTGACGGAACCATGGGCGTGGACAAAGAGTATGATGAAGTAATACAAGCAGTATCAAACGCGGCTAATGGCGAAGAACCCGTTGTGCTGAATGTAAGGGGCAACCTATACACACCAGCTTCTGCCGCTGATGGAAACGCCATTGCGTTTTACGGAGTCACAGGTCCCAATGGTAATGAAGCGGGTTTGATCCAATATGTGTTGTATGATACCGGAAATTTAGTCTCAAGCGTCGTCAATCGGCTGTATTATATTTCCCCGGTTCAGTAACCTACACTACTCCTACACTAGCCGCTTCAAAATGGCTTAAATCCGCCATTTTCAAGTTTTATATAATAAGACTATGGAAGCTAGTACTTGATAGCAGGTCGTGCAAAGGAGACGTATTTACGTTATTTCAAACATGCTGATTTAATGATTAGCATTAGAAAAACGTACTTGCGTCTCCTTTATTCGTACACTACTTATACATCTCTTTAAGTAAACTCATACACATTTCGTACATTATTCCTACACTTTATTTTTTCTCCCACTTGATCTTTTCGATCTCATCAGAGAGCCATTCCATAGGCCTTTCTGTGTAGACTCTTTCAGTAAGATCGTCAATCACGTGCCCGACGATCCTCTTGATTGCATATTCATTTACTGCGTATCTTTTAGCCAAAGTCACGAAGCACTTCCTTCCGTCATGAGGGATATGCGTATCAGCCAAACCGATCTTAGCCAAATGCAGTTCAAGATATTTGTAGAAATTGCTGTACGTAATCTCTACGTTATTGCCAGGCGAGATAAAAAGAGTCTTGTAATTTTCCCTCGTGGAAAGATCATAGTAGTATTTGATAATCGGCCTAATGAGAGAGTGAATCGGAATCGTTCTGTTTATTCCTGCACTTGTCTTACTGCCGCCGGTCATGGTCCAGTTGTTAATGTCAACATCTGACAGTTTGATCGAACATATTTCGGACGGTCTCCAACCTGAATAGCATTGAACAATTGTCATATCAATGTACGGATTCTTAAATACATTTGCCCAGAGAATATTTAGTTCGTCATCGGTGTAAGATTTATGCATGCCGCTTTCTTTATTTGCGCCGGGAACTGAATACTTCATAGCTCTGGCATAGTTCTTATCGACGTAATCATTTTCAACAGCATAGTCAAGCATCTGGTTCCACATGGTCTTTATTTGGCCTTTAGCGCTTGCTGTTGGAATTTCTCCGGATCCTTCACCGTCCATACAGGCTTTTATATGGTAGATTCTGATGTCGCGAACTTTTACATTGTAAGCCGATACGCAGTAACGCCAAGGCCACTCGCTTCTGGTATATTTTGCATGTCTTGGAACGTCTTTAAGTGCCGCCTCTGTCCATTTCTCATGAAGCTCCTCAGCAGTTATGTCAGGCCTAAGATGGGGATCCTTCCAGTACTCTGTTAGTGCTGCATACGCTTCGTTATACGTTTTAAAGTACGCAGTTGGCTTAAGGAGCTTAGCTTTTGGCCTTCCCGTTTCGGTCTTTCCGTCTGGAACCATAACTCGGTATGGGTTCCTTAAGTTTTGGTTCTTAATCAATGATATTTGTCCGAAACCATTTGGAAGTCGCATTCTTTTATTTGGCTTTGGTTTTACAGGCTTAATGATCGGTTCTTCTTTAGTGAAACCACAGTGCGGACAAAAAGCGGCTTTATCGGATACTGTTCCGCCACATTCAATACATTTTATCAGCATTTTTCCTCCTAAATTTTTTAATAGTACTTAATTGAAACTAGACGAGTAAAGAAGTCGGTTGTTGCTTTTTGTTGTGGATACTAGCAGAACGTATATTTTTGATAGTATTGACAAGAAAAAACAAACCCCATATAATCCTTACCAAGCCAGATGGAGATTGTTCGTAAGGCTTATATAGGGTAAAATCGTAGCAGATTTATTATAGTCTATATCAAATCATCCGTCAACAATCTCCTAAGGCTAAGTTAGGAGGTATATTTTAATGTTAGAAGTAAGTTTTCCAATTGGTTCTGTTCCAGTTCAAGTAGCAGCTAAAGTCTATGGTAAAGACGCCACCTGGGTTAGAGCCGGTATCATTGCTGGTTGGCTGCCGATAGGTGTAGCTACAAGAGATGGCGATAAGATCACAGAGGTTGATAAGATGGACTCTCGTCTTGGCCGAATCAACTTCTACATTTCCCCGAAAAAACTGTATGAAGAAACAGGATATTTGTGGGATGGCAACAAATAATTATCAGTTGTCCGCGCACAGATACAGAGAGCTGAAGCATTTCTGTTTGCAGTATTACGAGATGAGAGATCGTGTTAGGAGACTAAGTGGATTGGTGTTTGCTGACGGCGAGGATCCCGTCGGTGATACTGCAACAGAACTTACTAATTTAATAAATGGCATCCGGCTGATCGAGACGACGGCTGTGGATACAGACAAGAAGTATGGTATATATATTTTAAGATCTGTAACCGAAGATGTTAGCTTCTCTCAGTTAGGAGTGACTTTGAGTAAGGGCGAGTTCGATGATCTTAGAGCTAAGTTCTTCTGGCTCCTTAGTGAGAGAAAAGGGTATTCGTAAATAATTCCTGTCCTTTAATAGAAAGAGTAGAGTTGATGAAACTGATTGATGAAATCGGTGTTAGACGATCTTAGCGACGTTTAATGACGGATAAAAAAATCAGAACCAACGATTCGCTCTTTTTCTTTTTGTTTATTTTTTTTTTTTGCCAAAATTTCCCCTAATGGGATTTTTGTAAAACTTTTAGAAAGGAGAAAAAGTATGGATCTTATTGTTATTGCTGGATATTTCGGATGCGCCTTTTTTGGCATTTTGTTCGGGATTTTCATTACGAAGAGAAAACCGGACGGAGTGCTTAAAGTCGACGTATCGGATCCGGCAAGGGATCGTTACCTGATGGAGTTTCACATTCCACTGGATGAGATTCCGTCTAAGAGACACGTATATTTAACAGTCATCAACACGGTAGAAAATCCGTAAAAATTTTTGGGGGTCTAATGAAGAAACAAGTATACAAGCACATTTCTAAGGAGGAAATACTTATGGGTAGTGCTGAGTTACAGGAACGTATGAGAGAGATCTTAGAGGAGCTTAGGACGGAGAAGGATCCGGAAACTCGAGAATCGCTTGTTAAGCAGTTTAAGATGTTAAACGATGCGGCGGTGGATTCTTTTAGGGCGGAATCCGATGATGTTAATGCAAACAATCGGAATCTGGCTGAGGAGAAGAAATCTCGCAGAGATATGATCGGAAAACTGGGAAGCAGTGCGATCGGGGGAGTCGTGACACTTGTGCTATCTAAGCGAATCGGAGAAATCGAAGAGGTTGGAGCGGTAACTTCCAAGATTCTCGGGTTTATTCCGAAATGGAAATTCTGATTGTAACTTGTAGGATCGACTTTGGGATCGGAACGTAAAAGTTCCGGTTCCTCTTTTTTTTTGTCATTCGTATTTTTTTTCGCCCATTAGATGGAAGTATATAGTCGGCATATTTCAAATTAAAGGAGGTAACTTTATGGAGATCGGGTTAATCATTATTGTGATCGGAATTCTAATAATTTTACACGATGAAAGGAGGAATAAACGAGACTAAATGGAGATCGGGATTGGAGACCGAAATGAGATCGGCTCCTCTCCCTTTTTTCTTTTCGTAAAAATTTTTGCCTCTTTAATAGCACATAGAACATTATTTTACGGAGGTAGAAATATGTTAGCAGTAATAACAACTATTTTGGCAGCAATTGTTGCAGGGATAATTTCTGTAGTACTGATCGTACTCGGAGTTATACTTGAATTCATTGTACCTATTGTTGTAATTGCAGCAGCAATTATTCTTGCGAGGATCGTAATGGCTAGGCTAGGGAGGAGGTAGAAGTAACCGAAAGGGAAGCTTCGGCCTCTCTTTCTTTTCGTATATTTTTATCTTTCTTTAATAGCAAAAAGCTTAAAGGGGGCAGCTATATGGAACTTATTAAGAGAGGTTTATACAGAGTATATGCAGTTTGGCTGTTTGCAGTGATGGCGATACTTAAAGCTATACTATTCGCAATTGGCGTTATAGCGATATTAGACGTCGCATTGCAGCAGGCTATCTGTGGGCATTTTGACGGGATCTCATACACAATAAGTGGAGGATTTAGTTCACTTATAAGCGATTTTGTAGGAACTAGCAAAGAGGAAGACACCCCTGAATAAGGGGCTCTTTCTTTTTTTTTATGAAAGGAGCAGTAATGGACGAATTGAGGATTAGAAGTATATTTTTAAAACGGCTTATATGCAAATTTATAAACAAAAAGCTCAAAAAAGCAACCGGCTGTGACATTACAACGGAACTTACTACGTTCGAAATCGAGTCAACAGATAACGGAAAGTACAAAGTTTATGTTGGTCTTAATGGAGAGATAGAAAGAAGAGAGCTTGAGCTATTAATCACAAAATTGCTCAAATAATTCGTAATTTTTTTTATGCCCTTAATGAAACAAATTGGAAGATCATACTTTTAGGAGGATAATTATGATTACAAAAGCTAAAATGGTACTTGTTGGTAAGATCTTCGCATTTATCGGTTTCCTGACACTGGAAACGGTAATCGGAGGTTGGATCGGCGAGAAGTTCGGCGGATGGATCGGAGAATCGATCTTGGAGGTGACTGACGAGAGTTGAGGTGAAAGGCCCTTAAGAGAAAATCTTAGGGGTCTTTTCTCTTTTTTTTGTTATCGAGGGTAGTTGTAAGTACTAAATGGAGGTATGAAATGGAAGGTGTGTATATTCATTGTGGGAGCGATGTGTTTAAGCCTGAACTTATAGTCAAGGAATTCGACAGATGGGATAAGCCATCCGGTCTTTGGGCATCTCCTGAAGACACTGACTGGGGATGGAGAGAGTGGTGTGAAGCTGAAGATTTTAGAAGTGAAGAGCAGCTCGCTATGAATTTTAGATTTAAGTTAAAAGACGGAGCGAGGGTCCTTCATGTTAGACACTTAAGAGACGTCGAGCCTTTTACCACTCTTAATCCACACTTTTTCGGATGCAAATTGGATCTTAACAGAATCTACTCTGAATTCGATGCGATGGAGGTACATCTGAGTGAGAACTGGTGCGAGCTTCATGATACGAATCTGTTTTACTCATGGGATGTCGACTCAATTGTCGTATGGAACCCGGATGTGATTGAGGTTCTGGATTCGTAATTATTTTTGATGTCTTAATAGAACACAGTAAATTTCAAATTCAAGGAGGTTTTATATGTCTACAGTATTACTGATGATCGGCGGAGTAGTGTGTGCTATCGGGAGTTTTATCATCCCGAGTAAGCTGCAGGAAAAGCAGATCGACGATGCGGTCGAAAAGAAACTCAAAGAAAGAGAAAAGAAGAAGTGATCTAAGATGGGAGGACTTAATCGGTCCTCTCTTCTTTTTCCTATTGAACTATATGAGATAGGCATTGAAGTGATATTTTGAAAGGAGCATTCATGTACGAAGAGAAGATCAAGTTGCTTGATGAAAATCTTAAGAGGCTTAGGAACCTTAAGTCTGAGTATGAAGAGGCCGTAACTGAGGCGCTTGAAAATGCAGTCAGCGCGCAGAAAGGAGTGAATACAGTAGATCGGTTGATTAGTCGTAATCTCGAGCTTAAAGCAAAGTTCGAGAACGAGAAGTTTAACGTTCTTCGTGAAGACATAGCTGATATTTCAGACGAAAACAGCCAATCGTAAAAATTTCTTGTCCTTTAATAGAAACTAAAATGAACGTTTCCATATAAGGAGGACAATACAATGAAGATGGAAAAGAAGCTTAGAGTAACAGATGATGATACTACGATGCTGATGGCAAGGATGATCGTTAGCGGCTATGATGTCGATAATGATCAGTTTGAGGTCACGAATGATAGTATCATTGTTGATGCTAAGGATCTTTCCCAGCAGAGGTATCTGCTCGCGAATGGGTTCGAACATCGGTAGGTTTTAGGGATCATAGGATTGAAGAGAAAAAAGAATTCAGTCCTATGATTCTTTTCTTTTTTCTAAGTATATTTCCGATTAACGAAGAGGAGTTTATGACATGAATGAAGATGAAAGAATTAGGATTTATACTCAGATAAGGCCTTATCTGAAACAAATTGACATGCCTGCTGGATATGGTAAACTTGAAAAAACAGTCCTTATGAACCAGATGAGAAATGATCTGATTCATTTTAAAGCATTTGTTGAAGACTATAAAGAGGTAATGTATGAGGAACGAGAATACAACAATCGTGGTGGTTAATGACAAGCAGAGGAAATTGGTATATTTTCTTGAAAAGATCGGGCTTATTAAAATCGAAGGGTATGACGGTCTGCGTTATCAGTTGAGCGGGAATGCTGTTGGATCTTTTGTGTATATTTCAGGAGTTAGAGTTATAAGAAAATTCTTGCAGGAAAAATTTAATGAAGGGTTTTTAATTTCTAAAGACGGGATCGATAGAAAGAACTTTAACCATTTAGCAGATACGATTGATCGTATTTTGGAGGAATCGGAAGCGGATGAAAACATGTAAAGACTGCCTATACCATCTTGAGATCGAAGATGAGTATATTTGTGTGAACGATAATTCAGAAAAGTACAATGAATGCACCTCGGATAACGATTCTTGTCCGGGGTTTTTCTTTTATGAAAGTCGTAAAAAATTTTCATGCTTTAATGAGAAGCTGACGGGGAATAGCGTAGATGGCGAGGCCGAAGAGGCCCAACCCCGATAATAGTTTAACTGGAGAACGCTTGAGTTGGACTTTGTCTAAATTCAAGAGACGATCGTTAGAAGCGATCTAGGCTTCTCTTTTTTTTTTGTCTCGTAAAAATTTTTGATGCCTTAATGAAACAAAAAGAAAGGAGTAAATGAAATGGGAGTAATTAACATAACTTACGTTGACCAGGTCACTGGCGATTTTGTAGACGTCAAGGAGCACTATGACGAGAACTATACTCCGGACATGATTGTACGCGACTACAATCGGTCCGGGGACGTGGTCCTCGACTGGTACTTCTGGGCGTAAGCACTCGCCCGGCGCTGGTCGCGCAGTTGGCAGAGTCCTAATTTTAGGGCTCTTTTCTTTTTTCTTTTAGCATATTTCAAATAATGAAAGGAGCTTATGAAATGGCCACTATGTACAAAGTCGAATGTTTTGTAGAGAACGATGGGCATTATGAAGATTATTTTCATGCGCAAAAATTTTTAGGAGTATTTCACAATCTGGACGAAGCGATTGAAGCTGTTAAAAATCTCGACGTTAACAGCTTCACAAAATCATGGCCTTGTGAAATGGAAAGAATTAACGATGATAAAATTAACAGTGGGGATAGCTGGACAGAGCGAATCGTTGAAGCTACCGATTGGGGAAGATCCACTTGGACATACATCGTCAGAATCGACGAGATAAATACCGACGTCATTTATTATCCTGATAATGATTTCTTATTATAATCTTAAAATGAAAGGGGTTTATGAAATGGAATTTGGTAAGAAACTTAAAATTCTTAGACTTAAACAAAGACTGACTCAGGCAGAGATCGCTAAGTCTATAGGAATTTCTAGACGAGCGTATGTCAATTATGAGCTGAAAAATGTACGCCCTAGAAAACAGGAAGTCTATGATAAGCTTGCGGAATCGTTGGGCTGCAGCGTCGGTTATCTTAAAGTTGATGGACCTGAAAAAGTATATTTGGTTAAATGCTCATATGACATTCCTGTAGAGGATCTTAATGACAATTTGAGCGGCTACTTTATCGTTGGATCATATTCTAGCTTGGAACAAGCGATCGAAGCAATCAGGGGTGTTGCTCCGTCAAGCCTTGTCCCTGAGTATATTTACAAAAATGGAATAGAAACTAAGGAAAGACTAGATTGGCGATATGTGGGTTTCCCAGATTACCGCGTCAGTTTCGACTTTTTCGTGGAAGAAAGCGTTATCGATGCACCTATAGATATCGAAGCTGTTCGTATGCTATTTGAATAGTATATTTCTTAAAATGAAAGGAGCTTATGAAATGGAACTTAAAAAGAAAGTATCGGCTTGGTGGGATAAGAATAAAACAACAGTTAAGGTCGGAGTAGCGTGTCTCGGAGTTGGACTTATTTTCGGGTATGTAAGAGGAATTAAGTTGGGCTCTTTACATTCGGCAAACACAATCAATAGGCTTATTGACGATCTCAATAATGCTGAAAATGTGACGATTCACGATATTGTTACTTGCATTAATGATTACGGTTTTTGTCAGGTTACGGATGCACTTGGCGGAAACGTTCCAATGGTTCTTTGTGAAGACATTAAGAAATAATCGTAAAAATTTCTGACGCCTTAATGAAACAGAAGACCTATATAAAGTAAAGGAGGAACTTATTATGAAGGGTCTGGCAATGAACGTAGGAAAAGCTGTAGCAGCAGAACTGAACAACGTCGGTACTATGATGGTGGCGGGTTTTAGACTCGGCACTTACACAGGAGCGATGTTCGTCGGAGCTGTCGGCGGACTGTGGGTCGTTTGCAAGATCGGAGATAAGGCAATTCAGATCTTTAAAAAGGAGGATTCTGAAGACGAAGAGGATGAGGACGAATAGTCCTCTCTTCTTTTTTCTTCTAGTATATTTCTTAAATGAAAGGAGCAAATGAAATGGGAAACGTTTATTGTATTACTGGAATTTTAGGTCTTGACGATTTGGGCGAGGAGTCGTTTTTGCTTGGAGTCTTTGAAAACGCAGATGACGCAATGCGAGCATGCAAAGAGTTCGATTTTGAAAAGTTTTACTCTAAACGCGCTGAAGAGATTTCGGTTGTTGAGCGAGAGGAATTAGGTCTTTTAGATTTGAAATCAAATTGGTTAGATAATGGAGATCTGTTTTTCGAGGCATACGATGATGAAGAAGGCATAAATGTGGATTTCAGTATACGTGTCGTTGAGGTTCCGTTAAACGAACTTGTTGATCGTCCTTTGTTTCAGTAACTATTTCTTATCTGGAGAAGTAGCCCTAAATTAGGGCTCTTTTCTCTTTTCTTTTTTCTTCTAGTATATTTCAAATAATGAAAGGAGCTTATGAAAGACGTTACTAAAATCACCAATGAAGACATAGCATATTTTCAAAAGAATTTGAGAACAATTCGAAGTGTTGCGGGGAAAACACTTGAAAATGTTGGTTCTTGGATCGGTTTGACAAAACAATCTATATCAAACATGGAATCGCATCGAACAAGAATGACAAAAGCTCAATACATTGCCCTTAGGGTTGCGTTTGAACAGTATATTTCCTCGATTCAAGATACGAATAAAGTCATGGTCATGGAGCTATTAATAGACGAGCACAATGAAAGGAGCTTATGAAATGGAAGAATGGTATACTGTCAGGGATGTATCGATAATGTTAAACGTTGACCATGAAACGGTTAGACGTTGGATACGATCTGGCAAGATTAGAGCTAGCATCACGGCAAAGAAAACCGGATACAAGATTTCAAAGATTGATTATGACATGTTTCTTAGAAAGAAAGGAGTTCATGAAATGGATGCAAAAACATTAATCAAACTCGAAGCGAGAGGGAAGCAGTGTAAGAAGGTATCTGAATTTGAACTGTTCAGAGACATGGTTGACGAACAGTACGGAGAAGACTATACATGCGCGGTCTGTCCGGTTTCTCAAGAGTGTAATTTCGCTAGCGAGTATAAAGAGATGCTTCGTGAAAAGGGGCTGATCATTGATGATGACATCGACGATTGCAATGATATTTTCGAAGTAGCTATGAAAGTAAACTTAGACGAATGAGGAGGCAAAGATGAGCGATCAGAAGAAATGCGTTTATTGCTGTGATGATGACGACATGGAAAAATTTGGTATGATTCAAATTCCGTTTGGCGACACAAGTCTCGATGTGGAACTTTGGATAGCTTCTGGAGAGGGCACAGTCTCGGCTCCTCATGCAGAGGTATGGTTCGCCAGGGATCATTTCGTATCTCTTAAAAACTTCAGGCAGGAAATAGTAATGAACTATTGTCCTGTATGTGGAAGAAGATTGTAAAACAATGAGCAATAAAAATTTAGATCAATTACAAAGAAGGAAAAAGGGCTTCAGTTCGAAGCTCTTTTTTTATATTTCAAATAATGAAAGGAGCAACCAAATGTACAAGCTTAATTGGAACGATGAGGAAAAGCTGTTTACTGTGGCGAATGTTAATGAGGAAGACTCCTCGGGTAAGAGCAATCTCGTAGGTGAAAACGATGGACTTACTTCTATCTGCGTAAACAACGCCCAGATGGCAAATCTGATGTGCTGGAACGCGAATATTCAGCATGCAGAAGGTAACGTATCAGTAGTTAGATGCAGAGAGTGCGGATTATATTTCATAGTCACGAAGAAAGACATGGAATGGTATGAAGGAAAGAAACTTGATCCGCCGAAGCGCTGTGTCTGTTGTAGGAGGGCGAGATCCAGAAAAGAAAGGTACGCAGAGACGCATTCCGAAGAAACTGAGTAAGTATATTTGACAATTGACTAATTAAATGAAAGGGGCTTACATATGAGCAAAATTATGGATGATCTTGTTAAAGAGTATGAGAAAAGTGGATGCGATGTGATTCTTGACACAAGAACCGACTCTTCCGGAATGAATCGTTTCGACAGGCAGGCAACCCTTCTTTCTATCGTTAAGGATGCGGGAGAGAAAGGTGTGATGAAGAAAGATATTGTTCCTCTTTGGAATTCAAAAGAGCTTCTTCAGAACGATGCTAACGCTCTAATCGATAAAGGCATCATCAGAAAGTCAGGTAACACAAAAGGGGTTACCTACTTTTATATTGATAGGGCAGAAAAACTTAAGGACAAGTCAGACACTAATTTCTCAAAGGGTAAGAATTCGGAAGGATATTCTGATCCGACTGCTTCAGCTGCAATAAGGGAGGTCGATAAAATGAACTTAAACCTTGCTCCCGGATCTATTGTCGAGCATAGAACTGCAAACGGCGACACATACGATTTCCTTGTTCTTAATTCATATGGGGATAACGCCACTGGTTTTAGGCTTTGTGAAGCTTGGACAGGAGCATCTGACAGTCCTTATTCGTTGAAGGTTGGCAGTTTGTTTAAGGACTATTTTATTGATATTTCAAGACTGTCCACAGTTCCGATTAGATTCCTATCGGCCAGTAATGAAGTTCTTGCTACGCCTCTTAAGAACGTCAAGGACAAACTTGCAGAGTATCTTAAGATCGAGGGCACTACGGTTGAAGTCGAGAAAGTTGTCGAAAAGGTCGTTGAGAAAGAAGTTCCAGTCGAAGTTAAGACGGAATCGGACGATGTGATTGTTCTTCGTCAGATGCTTGAGATCTGTCAGGCAAAGATCGAAGTTTATAGAGAAGCGTTTGCTGCGTTTGGAAATAATAAAGGAGGTAACTAATATGGTTACAATCGGTGACATGAACTTGAACCTTGATGGGATTGTCAAGGAGACTGGCTATAGCGAGGAGTTTCTTAAGAAAGAGATTCTCGATCGATACAATAATGTGAGCGGAAATCTCATCGAAGCTATTAATTATATTTGTGACATGGCGAGAAAGAACTCGCTTAAGAAGGGAGACATTTAAGATGATTATTAATATCCCGTTACAGGTTGATGAGCAGAAAATGGAAGAAGTTCTTCAGCGAGATTATGAAGGTAAAGTTCTTAATATGATAAATGATTATGTTAAGAAAACGTTAACTGATAATGCAAAAAAGTATTATGGTGATAGAGTTTCTGATGGCATGAGAGTTTTAGTCGAAGCGCAGATTGATAAATTTCTTGAAGCGCATAGAGATGAAATTATTGAAAATGCCGCAGTTGTTATGGCTGAAAAACTCGCACGTTCTAAAAGAGGAAAAGAATTATTAGAAGAGGTCTGTAAATGATTAAAGTAGAAAACATTGACGTCTGGGGTTTTGAGCATGCTATCAGAGGTATGCGAAATCCTATGAATAGCCACAGTAAGAGTGATAGTAGTGTGGCGTTCAATGTGGTTGAAAATTTTGCTCCGGATGATCCAATGCAGGATAAATATTGGGAATGGAACGATAAATATAATTTGAATATCAAAATTGGTAAAAATGATTTAGACCTTATGCGTAGACTTTATAAAGCGGGTACAGAGCATCGGAAGTATCTTAGACAGATATTTGTCAGTATGGATATTACGGCGCCACTGTACTGGTGGAAGGAGTTTGATACCTATAAGGTTGGCACGGTTGCTAATTCTTGCTCTACAATGCATAAGATTCACGCAAAAGAATTTACTCTGGATGACTTCAGCCATGAAGAGTTGACAGATAGCGCCATTAATGACTGTCTGGAAGTCACAATCAAATTTCTAAATGTGGCGAGGAATATGTATATAGAAAAAGAAAAGAAGTCTAAAGCCGCATGGTGGCAGATGATTCAATTGCTTCCGAGCTCATACAATCAGAGACGTACAGTAACTATGAACTATGAAAACGTCATGTCTATGATCAATCAGAGAACCGGTCACAAACTTGACGAGTGGAACACCTTCGTTGATATTCTTAACTCTCTTCCTTACATTAAAGAAATTCGAGGTGAAAGTGATGGTTAAAATGAGAGACTTGTCAATCGATCTGCATGAAACGGCGATCGATACCGGATATGAGTATGAGATGCTTGTCGACAGAGTAGAGGAACTGGTAAACGGAGACCATGACATGAGTTGGGGCGATGCAACTGAGTATATTTGTGATTTAGCTTATAAAGGAGAGCTATAAAGAGAAAGATGATTCATTTAGAAATCGACGAAAGGCCTCTTGATAAGCAGTTCACAGAAGCAAGACGCGAATGGAATACTGTCAGAACAAGAGGCAATGATACAAGATGTTGGACGGACGGAATGTATATGAACTTGATTAGGTCTAAGATGATGAGGATCCGTAAAATGAAAAGACTCGAAGCCGACATCGATGATATTTCTGGATGGGAAATTCCTGAAAAAGTCGATTTCGAGTACAATCATCGGGATTCATATAAGAAGAGAAGGAGATAATATGAGTAACGCATATGACACTTATATAGCAGAGCACAAGGCAGCTGTTGCATCTGCGTTTAGTTGGATTGAGGAAAAGCTGCCGGATATTCTACTTCCTGAATTTGCAGGATCGTACAAGTGGAATACATGCTTTGAGCATGATGAGAGTAAATATTTAACCGAGGAGTACGATGCATATGATAACTATTTCTACGGAAACAAATCTTATGAAGCCAAGAAGAAATTCGATCAGGCGTGGCTTCACCATATTCATGCAAACCCTCATCATTGGCAGCACTGGATCTTGTTTGAGGGCGATCCGACTGGTGATAAGCCATATAAAGCGCTGGATATGCCAGACCCGTACATCGTCGAGATGATCTGCGACTGGTGGAGTTTTAGTTTCCGGTCCGGTGATCTTTATGAGATTTTTAAGTGGTACGATAAGAGAAAAGATCGAATCATCTTCAGCGATAAGACCAGAAAGAGGGTCGAGTATATTTTATATCGTATTAACACGAAACTTGATGAGGAGATGGAGAAGGAAGATGAGAATGTAGAGGTTGAGGAGAATCCTGATGACATGCAATAAAAATTGCAACGACTGCATATACGGAGTTCCGCTGTTAATGTATAAATGTAATGATCCGAATAGTACTTGCACCGGAGTTTGTAGCAACTGTGCATCTGCGTCTAACAAAACGGTTAGATGGGTATGTATGCAGGATCTGCTGGATCAGGATATTTCTAAACCGAGCACATCCAATTCGTAAAATTTTTTGAGGCCTAAATGAAGAGTAGACATCAAGCAATTGCTTGGGAAGTGGCCTTGCAAGACTGGCGGCTTGCATATAAGAGGGTTAGCTGGTTACACTGCGAAAGCAGACGAAGACGTTGCAAAAGCAATGGGGTAATCTAACCGTCCAATTCTACTCTTATTTTTTTTCTTGAAAGGAGCAACTCTATGTATCTCAAAAACATCTTTAACTCGAAACCAGCACAGGTGATTGCAACTGTAGGATCGTTGGCATTTGGTCTCTATAATCTGTATATTATGGGCCGGACTGATGAAATCGAAGAACTATGTGATATCGCAGAACACACTGATAAAGAATGTTTTGATGGAACCACACTTGGCATGAGAAGGATGGGAATCGTCAACGATAGCGTGTTTCCGCTTAAAGTATCGAAAGGCGACTTAGACGACTGTCTACATCAAATCGGATAAGAGTCGTAAAAATATTAGTTCCTTAATAGAACATATTATTTGATTTCTAGAAAGGAGTACGTTGTATGGCAGATCACATCGGAATTGAAGATTTTAAAGTCGGATCTAGAATAAGGTTCAACGGTAAAAAAGGAACTATAAAGGGGTTTTATGGATCCATTACCAGAGAGCCCTGTGCAGTGATCCATTTTGACGGTGACGATGAGCTGTTTGAAAGCGGCGTAAGCATTAATAGACTCGAACATGTGTTTTTTGAAGATGGGGATTAATTGTCCTCATCTTCTTTTCTTAAACTTTATATTTTTTTCTTGAAAGGAGCAAACTTATGAACCTGAACATTAACATGAACGCGAACACTATGAAAAACATCGCATTGGCTGGCCTTTCTCTTCTCTCTGCAGGAACTCTTGGATACGCGGTGCATGTCTCGAAGAAGGCGAGTGACATGGTAAGCAAATGCGAAAATACCGTTAACAGATTTGGCGGTATGATCGTTGACGGTACTGATAAACTCTCTGATGAGATCGCAAGCCATATTCATGATTCCATGATTGAGGAGTCTGTGAATAAAGCGGTAAAGCAGAAAGCTGATACCGAGGTTAAAAGGCAAGCAGAGATGGCATGCAACAGTTGCATTAAGCACTGGAACGCAAAGATCGATAACACCGTAGAGTCGACATGGAAAGAGATGCAGAAAGATCTCACGAAAGACCTTCTTAAGAGAGTAGGTGATATTGATCCGTCGGAAGTCAGGGAGGAAGCTGTAGCAGCGGCAAGAGACAAGATGCTTGTTGGAATTAACGAGGCTACTCTTGAGGCCATTAATAAAATCAGACGTACTTACGAAGGACGTATTGCTCCGACTGTAAATGGCTATCAGTCAAATGTAGTCTTTAATGCCAGCAACACGACAGACGTTGCCGTTAAAGCAATACTTGCAGTTGCTTTAAAAGCTTCTGATTATTACAAGATCGACTACGCAGAAAAGATTGTTGATCTCGTTGAAGAGAATGACGAAGGATATTTGTATGCGCTTAAAGCCCTTCAGGAGATTGGAGATTCAATGACGAACTCTTATTACCGTGGGCAGATAACCGAGAAGATTATTGAATTAAGTAAGGAGTCGTAAGAATGCTTAGAATAGTAGAATTTGATGAGTACTGCTGCAGATGCAAGCACGAGAACGTTTCAGAAGAAGAGGAGCCGTGCAGGAGTTGTGTATCTATAACTGCAAGGGAAGACTCTAGAAGACCTGAGAAGTACGAGCTCAGGGAAGAGAAGAAGAGCAGGAGGTAGTATATTTTGGATATGATTAATGACGTTGGCCTTAAGGTTGAAAGTATCTGGATCCTGATTCGAAACTTCATCTGCGAAGAGATTATTCCATACACCGTGGGAGCAATTGCTTTCACGGTTTTTATTTTATTCTCGGTAGTTGAAGGCGAGTTTACAGTAAGATGTATATTTATGGGGTTTATTCTTCTAGTAATCGGAGCGCTGCTCTCGGCCTTCTACTATCGTTACGAGGAGGAATTAGATGAGCCTGAGTAAAGACGTGATAAGAATAAAGGAAATGTGCGAGAGAAGAAGATCATTTGTAGCTCTTCAGATCGCTGATGAAATAGATCCAGCCCAGAGACTAGCTCATATTAGAGCGCTTAACACGTATGATGAGGTGCTTAGCTTCATTGCTAAAATGGAAAGGGAGAACGAGATTAATGTTACTTCTTGATTATTTAAATTGGAGAAGGATTCAAAGCCGTGAACATAGTGATACGGGCGTAAATGACTTTTTCGATTTTGCTTTAACACGACGTGGATGGAATGTTAATCAGTGCAGAAATTCGACAGAATACATAAAAACCGAAAAAGCTGGAGCATACGAGCACAAGGTTGTTTTATGGCATAAGAAAGGTTGGCTTCAGTCGTACGATCCTTGCACATATGGCGAGCATCATCTCGGAAACGTTGGTGTAGCTGTCGACTACGATGATCTTGTACTCTTCACTCTAAAGCTCTGGAAAACAAAAAGGAGATGCCACAGATGAAGAAATTCTTATGGTGGCTAATCAAGAAACTTATATTCTTGGTTGATTACGACGACACTCTATTGGTTTGTAGCTTTGTTAAGGATAAGACAACTGACTATTATATTATAGCCGAACGCTTTTATCCGGATAGACATGTGTACGGTGTTAAAGAAGAATATTATGATAAGGAGCATAAAATAGATGACAGGTGAGATACATAAGACCGTAGCGTATATTTGTGACGGAAAGGCTTGTAAAAATCCCTATGGATGTTTTCTTGGGAATCCGTTAAATCTGTCGACATGTACTCATACAACTGACGTAAACCATGCTAAGTACAAGCCAAGCAAGTATCCAGAATTGGATTTTGATCGCTTTGAAGTGGACCGGGTCTACAACACTGAGGGCGAAGTAATAAAAGAACTGTATTGGGAGAAGGAGGACTATTACAGTGAACGACTTAACAATGAAGGGAAAGGAACGGATTGAGCACGTGTCGGATACCGATTGCATCAGCAGGCAAGACGCGATAGAGGCTCATGGTGAAAGACCGCATTTATGGACAGGCGGTGATTACGAGTTGGGTTGTGCAAATCAGTATGATTTAGACAGGCTTGCGATTGAAACCGTGCCACCCGCACCTCCAGAAGAACCGTCCCATGAGGCGGTTAAGGAGTACTGCCGTAAGCGGGGTCTTAGCATAATAGACACAGCACTTCTTGAAAAATATTTTCATTCTGCACAGTCAGAACAGTTGTGGATACCATTTCCATGTTCCGAAAGGATGCCGGAAGACGGGAAATGGTGTCTGTTTACAGACGGCGTGAATATGAGCGTGGAACGGTACAAAGAAGATGCTTTGGATCATTTCTTCCCGCCAGGAAGATGGTTCAACCTCGAAGATGCAATTGCATGGATGCCACTTCCCGCTCAGTATCGGAAAGGAGGACCATTAAAGTGAGCGACTTAACAATGAAGGGAAAGCAGCAGATCGAGCATTTTAAGAGACTCTTTCCGGATCTTATTAAAGATTGGCATGGATGGAGTTACTCTGTTAACAGGAATCGGGATGGAATTGTAATAAGCAGGACGCTTGAAAGATCAGCACCTGCTTATATTTTTGTCTATCGTTCAGAGACTGACTGGGAATTAAGATGTGGAAAGGAGTCACGGTATGGGGGTCGTTCTTAAGTTTACCGGTAAATGTAAGAATTGCGGGCATGCGGATCTTAGTCTTAATGAACGCTATGCTAAAGATTTCTATGGGAATACAGTAGTTATATGGGGTGCTTCGTGCTCTCATGAATCGGTATGCGATATGTGGGACGATAGGTTAAGCGAAGAAAAAGAAAGGAACATTTAATATGATAAGCGACGATTTGTTCGACTATGAGTTTAATAGATGGGAGGTTGCTACTAACACTTCTGGAACCTTTAGAACCTCTAACCTTAACTTACGGGACTTCGTAAAAACACGTAACGATCAATTTTTAAGAATGCTAGGTATGGATGTGAATGCCGCAATAAGAAAGGCTATTCCGAAGTCCTTATACTATTGGTTTGATAATATTTCATTCAAATCGGTGATGTCAGTCGACATATATCCGTGTTTCGAACTGTGCTTTACGAAATCGGGTTTCCTCACTTCATATGAGGAAAACCTTCACACTATCAATACGGTATGTTTTGGTCTTGAAGGTTGGATATGTGACATGGCAGTACGTGCAAAAAGAGATATTGAATACAAAATTAAGCAGGAAGTCAACGGCATTTACGGTCTTTCGGCTATTAAAGAAAAGGAGAATATTATGCCTACAAATAACACAAATGAGTTTACAGTCACACTTAACGGTCTATATGTGATGCCTTCGATCACGGAAATTGAAAAAGTTATATTTAATGATCCGGCGACAATCGTCTTCTGGAAAGACGGAACTAAGACCGTTGTTAAAGTTAAGCCTGGAGAGAAGTTTGACAAATGGACTGGGCTTGCTATGGCGTATATGAAGAAGATTCATGGAAGCAAATTCCATTCACTGTTTAGACGTTGGTGCGACACGAAGGAGGATGAGAGTTGAATAAGGTAGGTATATTTCTAAAGAATAATAAGACGTCAATCCTCACTGTGGCTTCTGTAGCTGGTGTTTTTGGAACTGCAGTACTTGCGGCAAGAGGTCAGATGAGGGCTGATGAGATCTTATCCGATTACTATGCCGTTGAAATACTGCCAGATGCGGTGGAAGAAGAGGATCCAGAAGAAAAAGAATGGGTTCCGATTCCTTTTAAAGAGCGAATGAAGCTTACTTGGAAATGCTATATTCCTAGTGGTATCATTGGGCTTCTTACAATCGCCTCAATCGTCGGAAGCCAGTATATTTCAAACAAGCAGATAGCAGCTTTATCGGCTTCTGTGGCAATGCTTGTAGCAAACAGAGATCAGCTTGAGGATGCTGTTAGAAGGAAGTATGGCGAGGATGCACTGAACGAGTTAAAGCAGTCTCTAAAACTACGGACGCCTTCTAAGGAGTATATTCAGATCTATGCTGAAGAAACAGGTAAGGGAAAGCTTCTTTGCTATGAGGGATATTCTGGCAGGTGGTTTAGATCGGAAGAAGATGAGGTCGTAAGAGTTATCAACGAGTTTTCGGAACGATACAAAAACGGAGAAAATCTAAGCCTGAACGATCTCTATAATATGCTTGGAATCTCAGAATCGCATTTTGGATGGATTTACGGTTGGGTTGATCCGGACTGCTGTGGATGCTGTCATTGCGAATCAAGGGAAGATGGAATCCCGATGTTTGTAACAAGGGTCTATGAAGCTGAGTATAAGGAAGACGTCTTATACATCGATATGGGCGTTAAAGATAAGCCGTATATTTATCCGAACTATCCGGTCGAAGGATGGTACGAGTATTGAAGGGAGGAGTATTTTAGGAAAGGCCAGCCTAATACCGGAAAGTAAATTCGTAGAAATATTTTAGCCTCTAATAGGAACTTGGAGTAATAACTTTAAGGAGGTTTTTATGACTTACGAAGAATTCAAGACGAAACTGAACGAGAAAATTGAGGACGCTAAGTTTAAAGCTAGAGTCAAAACGATGGAAGCTTGCGATCAGGCTAAGATATTCTATCGTGATCACGAGGCGGAGATTAGAAAATGGGCGCCAATTGTTGCGAGTGGTACTATAGCTACTGTAAGAGTAGCATATAGAAATCATAAGCGGCATGCGGAAACCATTGATCTGAAGTGCCGTCATTGGGATCCACGTTTAGGAGAGTATTACTGGAGCAAGCGTCCACTTAGAACTAGCGAAAAGCTTAAGCTTGATGATCTTTACAGTAGAGGGTATTCGAAAGGAGAAGCCCTCCGGACGATGGGATTGCTCAGGTACTAAGGAGTGAGGAGCTTATGCTCCTCTCTTTTTTCTCGTAATTCTTTTTGGCTCTTTAATAGAAACTTAATGTATATTCTATTAGAAAGGAAGAGAACTATGAGTTATACGAAAAGATGGCTTGAAGACAAGAAAGAGTTTGAAGAAACAATTGGCGAGGATATCTTAGGTATAACAAAAGACTACTTTACGGATAGGAGTCATAGAAGTATTTTCTACAATGATTCATACTGTCAGAGGATGGTGGATCTCTGGAAGAAAATGGAAGATATGACTACTATTGTTGACCGTGAAGATTGGTTGAGAGTTATGGCTATGACATGGCTGGCTAGCGAGTATTCTGACGTTACTTATGACTTGAAGCGCGTTGCTAGATGTTTTAAACTTGAAGATCTCGAACAGAAGTACATGAAGTAAGGCTAAAGGCCTCGGAATGATATTTTCCGGGGTCTTTTGTTTTTTTTTGTCAGCTTGAATTAATCAAACGGCAATTTATATGAAGAAAGGAGCACATTATGAGTAATAGAAAAATCTATATTGAAAAAAATCCAAATGGCGATACCAGAACTGCAGGTAAGAATGTTTCTTATGAAGATTTTTGCAAAGCGAACGAATCGCATATACGAGACGTTGAGATGGTAATGCGAGAGTTGGCCTCTGATATTGAGGATAGAGGTTCCGCTCATGATTTCACAAAAATTCTTCATTCAAAGCAATTCTATTCAAACTTTAGAGATGTTTTGGACGGAAACACTAAAGAAGACTTCACAGATCTTCCTTGGTATAAGATGCACGTTCAAGCAGAGCGGCATCACTTAAATTCCTGCTGTCCTGAAGATGTTAATTTGATCGATGTACTTGAGATGATTGTCGATATCGTATGTGCTACTAAAGCAAGGCGCGGTAATGATTCAATCTATACCATTAACTTACCAAATGACATTTTGCAATGGGCTGTTAACAATACTATCGAACTTATTGACGATATGGTGGCTGTTAAAACAGAAGATATAAATGGATCAGAACGTTTAAGGTGGCGTCGTGGCGACTTTTAAAACCGAATAAGGAGACCGTCGTGAGTAAATTAAAGCGAAAAAACTGGCAGTATCAATCTTCAAAGAAAAAACAAGTTGATCCTGGCTTACTTAGCGCTGTTAATCTGGCAATGGTTGAATGGAATGCCAGGAAGACCGTTGCTAAGAAGATGGCAGTTAACAAAGAGGTCAATGATATTTTAAAAGCAAATTCTATGCAAGTCTCGAACGAATTCACCGATTGGGATTACGGATGTGCAGCGCTTGCTCTTCATAGACGTTATGGATATGACGCTTACGAATGCGGCGAGTTCTTAACACTAATGCAGGACATCACAAGGGATTGCGTGAGTTCAGGCATGGATCATGCTGCGATCTGGGATCTTGTTCGTGATGAGATCGGACTTGACATTACAGTAGAAGATTAGGAGGTGATTAGTATATTTTTGGAAATTTGTAATAAAAACGAAAGCATTTTCATTAATATCGATCAGATAGTATCCATTGAATCGGTTACTTTGAACTCTACCGAATGCGCTAAGATTTGGCTCACAAATAGTGGATATTACACAGTTGAAGGAAATGCCAAAGAATTTGTTGGTAAAATTAATGAAGTTTTAGAAGAAAGGAAGAGGAATAACGTAATATGTCTAACGTAATAATACCGGATATTTCACATCATGAAACAGTTATTGACTGGGGCGAAGTTGCAACTAACGCTCCTTTTCTTGTTATGAAAGCAACTCAGAGGACTAACTGGATCGATCCGACTCTTAAATCTGTTGTGGCTGGCTGCAGGGGGCACAACATTCCGTATTGGTTATACGCTTATATTGAAAAAGGTAGTATTCAGTATCACATTGATCAGGTTAGGTATCTTTTACAAGTAACAAATGACCTTGGAATTCTTGGTGATGCTGATACGGCTAGTGATAAATACTTTGTTGGATGGGTTCTTGACATCGAGAATGACAACTCACTTGATAGTGCGATGGCTGCTGTTAAGTACATGTATAAACATTGCGGAACATTTAAGATGATGGTCTACACTGGTCATAAGGACTATAAGCGATACAAGAAACTTATTGATTATATTTTGACTTTAAATCCTGAAAAAGTTGGATGGTGGGAATCTCGGTACGGGAAAAACAAACCGAAATACAATCCTTTCTATCCTCCTCATAAAGGATGCGACCTTCATCAGTATACTGAGTATGGAAAGTACCCTGGAATTGAAGGCGATGTTGATCTTAATAGGCTGACTGGAACGCAGACCATAAGTTGGTTTACATCAGCTAAATCGATTCCAATTCCAGATAACGTGGTCATTGCAGCATTATATTCTGGTGAAAAAGTTAAGGTATTCCCGGATCGTGGGTTCTACAGAAAAGGAGATGGCTATCTTGTACTTACTGGAAGTTCTTGGAAAAAAGAAATCAAGAAGATTCAGAAGATGGTGTCTTGGGTAAGTGAGATAAACCTTACAATCGATGGTGATTATGGAGCCAAGACAGTTGAAGCGGTTAAGCGTGCTCAAATAGCTTGCGGAATAAGAGCGGATGGACTGTTTGGACCGAAGACCGCCAAGGCTTGCATGAAGTATGAAAGGAGAGGATAAGAGTGATTATTTGCGGATTTCCCGGGATTGGTAAGTCGACAATAGCAAGAGAAGAGAATGTAATCGACCTCGAGTCAAGTATATTTAGAACAGGCAAAGATGGTGTAAGACCTCTTTTGTGGGAAAAGTACTACTGCGATATGGCGATTGAGTTATCAAAGCAGGATAACACGGTGTTTGTGTCAACACATGCTGAGGTTATTAAATATTTAGAGAAGCACTGCTCCGAACCAGTTATTGTGATGTATCCAGTTGAAGATCTAAGAGATGAGTGGGTAGAGAGGCTTAAAACACGTTACGAAAAGTCTGGGTCGGATAAAGACTTTAGAGCTTATATTTCCACGAACAGCAAATTCAACGAACGAGTCAAAGAGCTTCGCGAATCAAAGTTCGGATGCATTGAGATAACGAACATGAAGTACAGCCTTAGGAAAATCCTTGATAAACTTGATGGGTTTTATGGTGATCTTCCTATGGGATTTAAGGCGAGGTAAGAGATGGATGAGGAATTTAAAGAGTTAATCGATCCTGATGTACTTAAGCTCTGGTTTATGGCTAAACTCGGAAGCTTTAAGCCAGACGAAGTATATTTTACAGTTGAGGATTTTCTTAAAAACATCGATAACGTACCTAAAGTGAAAGTCTTCATGATGAGTGTCGATGAAAAAGCCGACACGGATTTTATGAAAAACGTTGGGACCTATGAGGAGGATGATGAAAATGCAGACTTTGACTGATCAGGAAGGAAAGGAGAGAAGAAATGACTATAAAAACATGCGATAAGTGCGGGGCCAAAATCAACACGAATCCAACAGCAAATACAATACTACCTATGTTTTCTATAAGTAGAATAGAAGGCTTCGCACTGGGGTGGCAGTCTGTTGATTTGTGCCCGAAGTGCTCGAAGATACTGGAGGAATGGTTAAATACTAAAGAAGAACAGAATGTAGAAACTTAAACCGTGTCTATTCTGCGGAGGAAGAGAGTTATGGCAGAATTTATAGGAACTGATGAAAAAGTTATTGATGTAGATGAGCCTGTCATTTTTGAAAATAAAACTGATTCTGATTTTGAAGTAAGTGCAGGTATCGTTTTTTGTAAAAGTGGATTATATGACGTTTCTATTGTTGGAAGAAGAACTATAATATCTAAAGTAGAAGAGCGGAAGGAGCGAATGATGCCTAAGGTTGATCCGTTACATTTCATTGCTGACCAGGATGCTAAAGCTGATAATGGAAAGGCGAAACTCACACTTGTGCCTAGAAGCATTATATTTGACATCGCCAGGATTAGAGAATACGGCAATCAGAAGTATGGAGATTCTGAAAACTGGAAGACTGTCGATGTACAAAGATATCGTGATGCTGCGTTTAGGCATTTTCTTGCGTATCTCGATGATCCGCAGGGTGTAGATGCAGAGAGTGGCCTTCCTCATTATTGGCATCTTGCTTGTAATATCGCTTTCATTTGTGAGATGGAGGATAAATTGAGAGGTGATGCAGTAACATCGTAAAATATTTCGTCCTCTTAATGGATTAAACCATAATTTCAAGGAGGTATGAAATGGTTAGATTAATTGAAACTTGGAAAAAGTGGTATGACGAAGCTGTGGCGGCTGGCGTAGTAGCTGCTAAAAGTTGAGGGGGATATTCTCCCTCTTCTTTTTTGTTTTGCTGTGACGAAAAAGGTAGCAGAAAGGATAGAAGGATGACCAGAGAAGAAGTAATCGACAGGCTGAAACGAATCGCGAAAAAGGCCGTGCATACTCCAGGTGAAACGCCTTTTGTAATGAGTATTGATGACGGAATTGCCATACACATGGCTATTTCCGCATTACAACAGCCTGAAATCGCTCGGGAACTAACTAACATATGGGATCAGGGAGACGGCTGTAATCTGGAAAAAACCATGATTAAAATTCGATATATTGCACTGCTTGAAGTCGAGGATGAGATGGCGCCGGAAGACACTGGTCTTACGATTGATGAAATTCGGCAGAACTTCCGAAGCGGCATGGTCGAAGATGGTTTAAAGGACTTAATCGCAAAAGGATTCCGCGAGCCGAAAATCGCCATTACACAACAGCTTGTGGATGTAATCGAGGTGAAAGAATAATGACAGAAATTACAGAATTAGTCAAAGTCATATTGATTGCACTTACATGTCCGTTTGCGTTACCGCTGGTGATAGGAGAGGAGAAAGAAAAATGAACCATTCCTAGTAGCTGCAAAAGTGGGGTTGGGTACTGTGCGATGAAGTGATGCTAGAGTGCTGTTTGGTAATGGTCTTGTATCGTGAAGTGAGGTTTAGTATGGCAATAGTCCAGTCCGGTTTTGTGTTGCTCCGTTAAAGTGAGGTGCTGCACCGTAGTGTTAGGCAGGGTAATAGTAAAGCGACGCATAGCCAAGTTTAGTAGAGGTGAATGGTTTATGACGATTAACGAGTTATGGAAGACAATTCCTGAGGATCTTCATAATGATATTTATGAATATGTCGGTGAAGCTATGAAAATTAAGTCAAAAGCTTTTGGTCCTCCTCCACTAACACCACTTAGCTTTTCCAGTCTCAATCATGAGCAATTAGCGCTTGTTAATTTTATCCGGCAATGCGCGTATCTTGAGAAGGCGGTAGGCATACCAATTCAAATTCGTAGTAATTGTTGAGCCTTTAATAGGAGTATATTTTAAGAAAGGAGCAAAACAGATGACTAAAAAAGAAAAGCAGGAGAAAAAGGCGAGGCTTGAAGAGAAGGTTAAGGCTATGCTAAATCGAGGATATTACACCGGTGAGATAGCAAGGGCACTTGATATTCCTGAAGGGACTGTTGTAAAAATCCGTGGCGTAAAAGAATAGTCTTAGGGGCAAATGCCCCTTTTCTTTTTCTTGTTCGTAGCGTATAATAGTCGTACAACTATCTTAATTGAAGGGAGAAGTCGACTATGGCTAGAAGAACTACTGGACACCCGATCTTACCTGCAGGTATATTTGCAGACATCTTGGAACAGTTTGGCGAGGATACTGCTGACATGGCTCTTGATAATGTTCAGGACGGAACATGGTCAGTTGAGGATGTTGAGAACTTTATGAACAGAGACGACATCGATCCTGATGACTGGCAGAAATTCGAGGAGGGATGGAGACAAGACAAGTGGTGAGGTCGTATATTTTTCTGATCCCTTAATGGAAAGTAGAAAATTCCAGAAGGAGGTATTAGAATGAACAGAAAGTATGATTATCTGAAGGATGACTATCTTGAGGAGAGGCGCAAGACGAGATCTATTGCAGATCCTAGATATTCTGCAAAGGACATCGCTGGCTTGCGCGACATGGCCGAGAGAGACGTATATCCTGATGGAAGATTTTCTGATGAGGAATGCAATATCTGGGAAATGTTCCACAATTTCCACATGAAGGAGTCCTAATTTAGGGCTCTTTTCTTTTTGCTGCGAAGGCATTGTACCGTAACGTGAAGCACAGTAATGGCTTAGCCTTGTTCAGTTATGTACGGCGAAGGTAGGGCGAGGTGTGGCGTGGTAGAGTAAAGGTAATGCGAGGTTAAGCATCGTGGAGCGGTGTATTAGTATGGTGAAGTCATGTCGAGTTCGGTAATTGTATGGCTAAGTAAAGTAGCGTGGAGTAGCGCAATTGCGAGGTGTGGTACCGTAGTGTAGAGTAAAGTGACGCTGGGCTATAGTAGAGTGCTGTGCGATTAAGTCGGGTCCTGTAATGGTATGGTGCAGTAATGTAAAGATTTGATAGTTCTGATTCGTAATATTTTTTGATCCCTTAATAGGATGTTATTAATAGCCTATTAAGGAGGTAACTATGAATTACGAAATTGAAAAGGCAATTAAGGAACGTGTCAACGATGAGGAGTTATATTTATTAACTTGCGTGTATGTTGATGAAGACGGTCTTGTAGGGGTGTCTTGGTTCTTGTATCCGGATGAAGATACAGCTAGATGCGTGATCGATGTATCTATTACGACTTATGAAAACACATTTGACAATTTCAAGGTTGTTGTAGACGACGATCGAGAAACTGTATTGGAGTACGGGGAAAACCAAGTAACTGCAACTTACAAGATCCGGAAGGTCAAGTGATGCAAGGGAGCTTTTATAGCTCCTTTTTCTTTTTAACTTAAGGTAACTAATTAACACTTCATACAAAATTATATTTTAAGAAAAGGAGCAGACACTATGAAGTACATGACAGTTAAGGTAACATTTACAGAGAAGGTTCTTGGCACTTGCCCTGGAGATCCTGAGGTCTACAGGAAGTATATTGCGTCAAAGGCACCAGATGCTGCCACTATTGAGGATGAAGTAGCAGCGGTAGGTGTTGATGAGGTTGTGGAGAACGGAATGACGATCTTCCCTCGCACACCTGATGGAACACCTTGTATATTTAAGCATCAGATCGCCGGATTCTTTAAGGCTGCTTGTTCTTCTCTTAAAGCGGCTAAAGGTGAGAAGACTCTTAGCTCTGATCTTAAGGCGCATAAGAAGATTATCGACGGTAATATCTTCTTTGATACTCGTATGTATCCGATCGAGATGAACGGAGAGATGGGGACACTTGAGAGAAGTCTTAGAGCTGAAACTGCTCAGGGGCCTAGGGTTGCTCTGGCTATTTCCGAGACTGTTCCTGCTGGGTCTAGCTTTATATTTACAGTAAGCACTCTTGGCGACTACATGAAGTACGTCAAAGAATGGCTCAACTACGGAAAGCTTCGTGGCTTCCTTCAGTGGAGAAATGCTGGATACGGCACCTTCACATGGGAAGTTGTAAAGGAATGGGAGGAGGCCTTTTAATAGGTCTCCTTTTTATATTTTGATGCGATGGTTTCGTTTAGTATGGTAATGTAATGGCAAAGTAATTCACAGTAGTGTGCTGTAAGGGCGTAGTGTCGCAAGGCGAAGTTTGGTTACGTAATGGTACAGTTCGGTATAGCCTGGTCTTGTGGCGTTGAGTAACGGCATAGCATAGTTTAGTGTTGCAACTGTACGGCTAAGTCCTGTCCTGCTTAGTAATGTAAAGGCAAAGTAGTGCGATGTTTCGATGAGTCAAGCAAGGTAATAGTGTGGTCAGGTCTCGTCAAATTATGTCCAGTTAAGGTACGGTACAGTCACGATCCGTGCAGTCATGCAATGGTAGCGTATGGTGAGGTCGTGTGGCGGTGTAGCGTTGTTCTGTTGGGTGACAGTAAAGTTGGGTGGCGTTGGATTTGGCATGGTAATGGTAAGGCATTCGTAATTATATTTGCTCCTTAGTTAGAAGGAGGTACGATTATGTACTATTTAACTAAAACTAAGGTTTCGCAGAGAAGAAAGAAACTGTTTGGGCGTTTTATGACACCGTTGTTAGGAAGAGAAGAAAATGGAAAACCCGTGGTTATCAAGAATGGTAACGAAGCTGGCTTTACCACATTAGGTGAAGCGGTTAGAGCTGCCAGACGTGAGAACCCCGGATTACCGTTGTTCTTCAGGTTAAGTGAATTGACGGAAACTAAAACGTTCGTTGGAAGAACTCGTTTCGAAACCGAAGACGATGGAACTGTAGTATATTATGAGTACGACATAATGCAGATTTGAGGGGCTTATGCTCCTCTTTCTTTTTTATTTTAGGAGGACAATAATGTTTATAGCTGTTGGAATAGACGATGAGCATTATTCAGAGCTGTTCTACACAATGTCTGATGATCTTAGTGAAGTAAAGAATGCGGTTGAGGATTATGCATCAGAGTACGGAATAGCGATCTGGAAGCTTGCAGAGGACGCAGATAGAGACAAGTATATTTTAAGAGGAGAGTTTTGGAAAAACTATCAGTTCTTTGTTTCTGAAATATTTGAGGTTTCAAAAGAATCTCCGTATTTTCTTGTTCACTGGCATGCGTACAACGGAGTAGACTTTGGCGTTGAGGAGTTTGAGAGTATCGAAGCTGCCAAGATTGAAATGGAGAGGAGATGGAGTGAAGATCAGGAGTTATATTTTGAAGACACTTGTAGAGATTCGAACTTTTTAGATGATGACGAATCGATATTTGACACCGGGTACGAATGGAAAATGCATAAGATTGTTAGAAATGAAAGAGCATTCTGACTCGTAAAAAATTTCTGTCCTTTAATAGAAAGATCATAAAGGAGGATTTTACAATGTTAGCAAATATTAATTGGGCACTTTGGGCGGTAACGGAATTGCCTATGGGACTGTTGGTATTCTGGCTTGGAATGAAAGGAGTGATCTGACAGGCAGAGGCCTCGAGAAAAAATCTCGGGGTCTTTTGTTTTTCTTCATTGGTCGTAAATATTTTGTTTCCTCTAATAGATAAATATTCTTAGGAGGATATAGATATGAAACGAGGAGTAGCTAATATTTTGATGAACATTGTGATGACAGTAGCGGTTGTAATTGCGTGTGTTGTAGCACTTACACTTATAACCGAAGCTTGTAGTGAAGCAAGGTTCATTGTAGGAGCATTGTTCGCACTCATAATAATAGAGTTCGAATGGGATATTTGGAAAGATTTGGGGCGTTAAATGCGCTCCTTTTCTTTTTTAATATTTTATTTTTCGAATCAAAGGAGGTTAATTCGTAAAAAAATTCCTTCCTATAATAGAGAGACAAGTAGCTCAATGGTAGAGCGCTAGATGTTATCTAGAGGTGGGGGTTCGAATCCTCCCTTTCTTTTTTGCCTAATTTTTAGGTAGGACTTTTATGCATATGCACAAAGAAAGGAGTAACTGCAGTTATGGAGATTAAGAAATTATTTTCCAAAGAGAATGTAACCGCTGCTACGAACACCGTTAAGGCAGGAGCGAAGCAGCACGCGCCGACACTCATGCTTATCGGGGCAACGCTTGGACTCGGTCTCACAGCATATGAGCTCTGGATTGCTAAGCCGAAATGCGATGATATTTTGGCGAAGCGGAAAGAGGAACTCGAAAAGCTCGAGGAAACTGTAATTCAGGATAACGCTGAAGGCGATGGGTATGAAGAGGTGCCTAAATACACGGAAGAGGAGAAAAAGAAAGAGACACGTAAGATTAATATTGATACAGGTGTAGAGTTAGCGCTTGCTCTTAAAGCTCCTATTGCTACAGCCGTAACGACGATCGGATTGATGTGGGGTGCTAATTATATTCACATCCAGAGGACCAGGTCTCTTACAAAAAAACTTGCGGACGCGACAGCACTTTATGACATCTCAAACGAGGCTCTTAAGAAGTATAAGAAGGCTCTCGGCGAGGAAGTAGGAGAAGAGAAGAAAGAAGAGGTCGAGAAAAAGATCGTAGAGGAAGTAAGCAGCACGAGGTCGTCTGATCCTAGATATGTCATGCAGTGGTTTCTTGATAAACCAACCGGCAGGGTGTTCCCGTCAACTATAGCCCAGATTGAAAATGGTGTAGCAGACGTTAGACTGAACTTCGGATATGGCGAATTCATCGAGGCCAATATCTTATACGATAATTGGGGCCTTGAAGAATGCGGATTCGGAGAAAAGAATGGTTGGGATCCGCAGAGAGTTGAACTGTGGGTAAAGATGAATGAAACGAAGAAGCTTCCGGATGGCCGGAGTGTAATTGTGCTTGATTACGACACTATAGAGTGCCCTAGATACGATTAATTCCTTCTGTCGGGATTATATTCTCTATTAGGTGTATTTTTAAAGCGAAATATTCGTAATTTTTTTTGCGCACCTAATAGGGAATAATCCCAATATTAAAACAAAAGGAGTTTTGTATTATGAAGATTTTTAATCTGGTAGAAATCAAGAAGGTAGAAAAGGAAACAAAGGCTACGGCAGCAGAAGGATACGATCCTGACGGTGTTGTACCGGAAGACGAAACCGAAGTTAAGGAAAAGAAAAAGAAGAAAGGTTTCGGAAAGAAACTACTGGTTGGTGTTGGTGCACTTGGCACCGCAGCAATTGCAGTAGGGACTGTTCTGAAGCGTTCTTCCGGATCTGATCCTGACGAGGTTGAAGATGAAGGAGACGACTTTGATCAGGAGGCACCTTTCGAGGCAGCTGATGAACCTGAAATCGACTGAATGATATTCTAGGAGGAACTTTGTAAACAGACGTCAGAAAATTGAATATTGGATGAACCGAAAGGGGATCGAAGAAATAATCTTCGGTTCTCTTTTTCTTTTTCATAAATCATTTAGGAGGACATTTATATATGGAAAGAAAGACTGCAAAAAGAATCGTACTTGGTGTTTCTGGAATGGCTGGAGCTGGTGGATGCCAGAGCGTTTTAAGTCAGTTTAGAGATTCGTCCGCACCGAAGAATATTTATAACACCCTTTGTGCAGGCGCTCATGCGTACAGTTATGGATGCATTATAGGGGTCGCTACATATTTGATTGGTGGCATCATCGTTGATCAGATCTTCGATAAGAAAGAGAAGAAAGAAAAGGAGCAGGAAGAAGCGAAAGAAGATGATGGAATCAAGACTGAGGATCCTGAAGAAGAGATCTTTGGTGAGGGTACTGAGGACTAAGTAATTATATTTTGGAGGTGATCCGATGGCGGTTGCAAATCTTCCGCCTTTAGGAAAACTTCCTTCCGAGAAGAATGAACCTGTTGAAACTAAGAAGAAACTCGAGAAGGTAACTAAAGGTGAGGTAAAAGTTAAAGAAAAATCGCTTGCTAACAAGTTCGCAGATGCGTTTATTACTGACGATATTGGCGCGGTTAGAAAGCATGTGGTTGAAGAAGTAATAGTCCCAGGACTTATCAACGCCGTTCTTGATGCGGTTAATGACGGGCTGTCCATGATATTTAAGGTGAGCCCTAGAAGAAGATCTGGAAGTTCGGGTGCTGGTGGATATTACGATTATTCAAAACAGAGCACATATAAATACGGTGGAAGCAGTAGTGTTTCTTCTCCCAAGACCGACAGCAGTTCTAAAGAACGTATCGATTATCGTGGGATAACGTTTGAAACGAAAAACGACGCTAACGATGTTCTAAGCTCGATGCAAGATCTAGCAGATCCTGATCAGTATGGTTGGGCGTCCGTTGCTGATTTTTATGATCTTGCAGGGGTTAGCGTCAAAAACCAAGCGTTTACCGATAATAAATACGGTTGGAATCTGCCAATGCTTAGAGGCGTCTCTATTAGAAGAGACAGAGAAGGTTGGTACCTTGATCTGCCGAAACCGGTTGTAATTGATTAAGGAGGAATATGTTCACAGTTATCTCAGCCATACTCCTTGGTTCAGGATTATATTTTCACATAACTCAGTATGATTCTGGCCATTGGGTATGGTACTTCGTAGCAGCTGGTCTTTTTGCAATTGCTTCAGCGATCGATAGATTAAACATCGAGATCGACACAACTGAGGATAAGGACAAAAAAGATGGGAACTAAAGACCGATTTGCACCATTATATCTTGGATACGACGATGGCAACGGAAAGTATGATCCGGTTCTTTCAGTATTTAAGAGGGAAAATGATGGTGGCTATATTCTAGTAAAGAGTTTCTCTGGCAAAGAAGCTCTTGATATGTATGAAAAACTAACGAAGAAAGAAGCTGATTAAAATGCCATTTCCAAAAGCTCCTTGTAAAGACTGTGAGAAGAGACACATTGGGTGTCATTCAGAGTGCGGTCCTTATAAGGAGTTTCGTGCAGCTGTAGATGATATTTCAGCAAAACGTAGAGAAGAGACCGAGAAAAACATACGATCACGGTCAAAAGCTCACGGCAAGGTGAGATATTTTAAACAGAAGGTTTGACAATTAAATAAGGTAAAGAGGAGGGCGCATGAAAGGCTATTACGTTGATTATGGGTACATGGGTTATATTTCTGATGACTCTGGCGGTCACTATATGCTGTTTGCGTCTGAGTCTGACTATATCGAGTACGTAAAGGAGATAAATTCCGATGAGTTTTAATAGTTTTGTAACTAAAGTGACTGGACCAGTAGCGGCTGGTTTATCTAAAGTTAAATTTAAAGTCACGAAGTATTCACCTGAAATCTGTCTTATAACGGCAGGAGTTACTGGTGTAGCTACCGTTGTAACCGCTTGCAGGGCGACACTTAAGGCAGATGATATTCTGAATCAGCTTGAAGAAGATAAGGGAAAGATTGAAGCTGCAACTGCGGCGGTAGAATCTGGAGAGACCGATATCGAATACACGGAGAAAGATAAGAACCGTGATATGGCGATTGCGTATAAAAATGCTGCTATTGGCTTCGTGAAGTTATATGCCCCTGCAGCTGCGTTAGGCGCCCTTACAGCCGGTTTAGTGTTTTGCTCGTACAGAACCATGAAACTGCGTCATTTGGGGCTTGTAGCGGCTTATACGGCCCTTGACGACGGTTTTAAGAAGTATCGTGCCCGTGCTGTTGAAAAGTTCGGAGAAGATGTCGATCGGGAGCTTGCAACTGGCGTTACTAAGAAAAAAGTTATGGTGAAAGAGGCTGATCCTGATACCGGTGAGGTTAAGACTGAGAAAAAAGAAGTCTCTACAATGGACGATGTAATGATGGAAGATCCTAGTAATTACGACCGTATATTTGCAAGAGGCCTCGCTAAAAACTGCACAACTTATGACCCAAACACGAACATCGCATTTCTTGAGGGTCAGCAGACGTACTTTACTATGCTTCTTAAAACTAGAGGATATGTGTTCTTATCTGAGGTATATGAAGCACTCGGATTTCCTGTAACACCAGAATCAAGACTTGTCGGTTGGATTATCGATCCTGCAGATCCTAATAGGAGCAGTCGAAAAGTAAGCTTCGGCAACATGGCTAACGTTTATCTTAAGGACGGTGATTACGTGCATCCTACAGGAAAGATCGAGCCGTCTTATCTTGATAGCGGATATTATCTTACATTCGATATTGATGGACTTATTTGGAATCTGATCTAAATAGTCTTGTGGTAGTGGTTGGTGGGAAAACGAAAGGAGCTCCATGATAGGTATCGCTGGTATTGCACTAGTTATAGCACTTAGTAATAATGTTTCTGAACCTATTCGTCCTGCATTTAGCGGTATAGACTCGAGGACAATTGTCAGTGCTGCTAGTGAGACGACATACTGCACACGTTATATTTATGATGGACTTGATAGCGACGATTTGGCCAATAAAATGCTTGTAACTAAAGATGACATGAAGATCCTTGTGGATCATTATGTAAGTCATAATCCTTCATCTGTCTTTATTGGGTGCGAAGGCGCATTTATCGACGCATCCAACCTGACCGGGCTTGACCCTTTGTTCTTGTTCTCGCTTGCGGGGGTTGAGTCCGGTTGGGGAACCAGCGAAGTACATATTAAGCAATCTAATCCATATTCTCTTGGTATGTACGGAGATGGGAAACACAATGGATACACTGTCGGTGAGACGTTCTATGACGGAATCATTGACGGAGCTTGTTATATTTACGAGCATTATTACTTAAATGGCCAGACAACACTTGAAACGATGAATCATATGGGTGATCATAGCTACTGTGCTGGCGATCCTTCATGGGAAGCTCAGATTAGGGCAGAGATTAAATACTGCCATGAACTGTTGGGAAAGTAGAGTTATATTCTTGCATTAAATAAATTGGCAACCTGTTAACTTGTACATTGCGGTATAGTCTATTTTCTAAAAATTAGAGTAAAAAGGCTGATCAGGACTCGTAATTATTACCAGTCCTCTCAGTCTTTCTCTTGTTTTTGGCGATTTTTACACGGTAAAGGAGCAATTTTATGGGAAAAGACAACGAAAATTACGATTCTCTTGACGAATTGATAGAAAAGAAGACCGGTTTTAAGAAGATTCATGAGCGAATTGGGTCAGCTAGCTATATTCAGTGGAGTAACGTAATAGGAGCCGATCGAAAGATAAGAAAAGTTGAGATGAAAAGGGTTGACTTGATCGTTATTGATGCGCATCTTGCTAAAATCAGTGCGTATAAGTCTGAGACATTATGCCCTTACGGTGGGAGCAAGTGTGCTGTAGGGTTATATTCTCATGAAGCAAAACTTTTCATGAAGAAACTTAAAGTCATGCGAAGAATCTGGGTGCTCGATAGGATTAAGAGTTGGTTTAAGAAGAAATTCAGGAGGACTTTTGGAAGATGAAGATCGATTTTAGGGCTCTGATGAATAATAGAGGTGTTATATTTGGGTCGGGAATGACAGTTGGTGTCATCCTGGGCTATGCGTTATTCACATTAATTAAGGAGAAGGAGCTTCAGAAGGCGATTGATGACTGTAATCAGATGGTCGATGAGTCTGTTAAGCAGTCCGAAATTGCAACTGCGGCGTTAGAAGAAGCTCAGAGGTTCATGAGAGAAGATGCTGTTAAGGAAAGAAACGGGTCTGATCTTGCTGTAACTGTTGATGAGTATAAGAAATTATATTCTGGTAAAGATTTTGACTATGCCAGAATTCATCCTGGAAATGGCAAAAGTTCAAGGGAAGCATTTGAAAAAGAAGGTGTTGATCCGGCAGAACTTGAGAGCCCAAGTGAGGATTTTGATGATGAGGATGACAAAATGTGTCAATCTGAAGAGGATAAACACACGGATTCGTCCGAATTTGACGGTGAAATAAGGGATGCGAACTATTATGCAGCCGAAAGACGGAAGCCTAAACTCATAAAAGAGGACACATTCGAGTACGACGGACGTGATATTTACGATAAGTGTGACCTGTATTATTACGTCGAGGACGACACATTAGCATCAGAAGATGAGGAAATTATTGACAATATTGATCACACAGTTGGCGATTGTCTTGATAAATTTGGGTTTAGAAGTAACGATGAAGGAGAAATCTATGTCAGAAACTTCTATACCATGACCGATTATCGAATAACCAAGATGTTTACGGCATTTGGGGAACTTCAAAGGTAGTGGTGAGCGAAGCGAACTGCTTGTTTGGGGAACTTCAAAGGTAGTGGTGAGCGAAGCGAACTGCTTGTTTGTGATGAAAATGTGTTCAAATTGTGAACAAACTGTGAAAAAATTGTGAATTTTTGTGTTTTTTGGAGGATATTCATGGAAAAATACGATGAAATGCTAGCTTCAGCAGAGGGTTTTGACGAGATTTATGAGGATGATTTAGTGGCTTCTGATGAGTCTGGAAGCGGTTTTTCATGTGAAATTGGTCGTGGAAAGAGAAGAAAAAAGCTCAGTTACAATGACAGATATTGTCAATCTGATGATGAAGGAGGTGGTTATATTTGAGAAAAAATAGTGAGAACGAACAGTATTTTAACTGGTTGCTCTCTCAGTTAGATATTGTCGAAGGAGGCGATGGACTCTATGAAGAATACTACAATGTACTGTGGTATTTATTCAAAATTGAGTTTAGATACAGTATCGATAAAGACGAAAATCGGATCTATGATGCCGTAGTTTTCAGAAAAGATTTTTATGGATTTACCGGTATCGATGCTGACGATCTTGGACTGCCGGCTTGCACTGTTTTAGAGGTTTTGATGGGGTTATCCAGACGTCTTTCAGAAGATGTTTTGGGAGATGAAGATGAGAAAAATCTTAAAAAACATTGGTTCTGGACATGGATTTATAACCTCGGTTTAATGAATTATAAAGGTAAAAATTACAACGAAATTGAGGTCGGAACACGGGTAGCAGTATGGTTAAATAGGGACTTCTGTTACGACGGTTTGGGCTCTCCATTTCCTCTTGTGGAGCCACCTTGTGATCAAAGAGAGTGTGAAATCTGGAAGCAGGTCATGCTATATTTGGCCGAGAATGGTGAGTGAATTTTGGTGAATTTGTTGTTAATTTTTGTTAGTTTGTTGTTAATTTGGTTGTTAAAATGAAAATCGGTTTTAACAAATTTGTGCAAAACTAACAACAAAAATTCGAGAAAATGGTGAAAATTTGTTAAAAAAGATGTGCAAAATTTGTTAATTTGTTAATTTGATGTGCATTTCAAAATGAAATTAACAACTAAAAAACCACGGTTTTATGCGGGTTTGAGGGGTGTTGTTGTTAATTTGTGCAAAATTTTTACTATTATTGCGTGAGAAAATGCATTTTTCTATATAGTAATATAGATTTTTTCAAAATTCACACATCTTGAGGTTTTTAACCGATTTTTTACTTGGTCGGTAGAAATACGCTAAGAAAGGAGGTAAGAAGATGTAATGCTTGATTTTGTTACAATTAACGTTGCTTATCCGAAGAAAGATGTTATTGAAATCTACCCTGAGTTTAGCATCGGAGACAGCGAAGATCTGATGGTTAAAGGTAAGTCATTTTATGCTATCTGGGATGAGGAAAACAACACTTGGTCAAGAAACGAAAAGCGCATTGTTCCGTTAATCGACAAAATGATATTTGAGAAGAAAAAAGAGGTCGCTAAGACCGCTCCGGAAAATGTGAAGATAAAGACTCTGCTCATGAAAAATTATTCAAGCAGGAAGTGGGCGGAGTGGCAGACTTATGTGAAGTCCCTTCCCGACAGTTATCACGAGCTTGATCATAAAATTATATTCTCAAATACCAAATTTGGTAAGAACGATTACATCAGTAGAACTCTTCCGTATGCGATTGCCGAAGGTAGAATGGATTCCTATGAGGAATTAATTAATACACTCTACATAAAATCTGAGAGAGACAAACTTGAGTGGGCCATAGGAGCGATTATATCTGGAGATTCGAAAGAGATTCAGAAATTTATAGTTCTTTATGGTGCATCAGGATCCGGTAAGTCAACGTTTCTAAATATTGTCAAAGAACTCTTTGATGGATACTGCGCAGATTTTAAAGCGAAAGAGCTTGGAATGAGTAATTCGGATTTTGCGCTTGAAGCCTTTAAGAACAATCCGCTTGTGGCAATAGATCCTGATGGAAATTTATCAAGGATTGAAGACAACACAATTCTTAATTCAATCATATCTCATGAGTCGATGCTTGTTAATGAAAAGTTTAAAAACAAATATTCCATGCGATTTGACTCATTTTTATTTGTAGGCACGAATTCCCCGGTTAAGATTACAGAAGCGAAATCTGGAATCATTAGAAGGCTGATTGATGTGGTTCCATCAGGAAATACTGTTAGCCCAGAAAGATATGAGCAACTCATTGACCAGATTAAGTTCGAACTTGGCGCTATTGCTTATCATTGTCTTAAGAAGTACGAGGAGATGGGGCCGAGGTATTATAACCGGTATAAACCAAACTCAATGATTTCTGCTACAAACGACTTCTACAACTTCATTGAGGACAACTATGATATTTTCTCTGATGAGGAAGGAGTTACACTTGATGCTGCATGGAGCGAGTATAAGAAGTACGCCGTAGATGCTAACCTTCAGTATCCGTTTACAAGAAGAGTATTTAAAGAGGAGCTTAAGAATTATTACACTGACTTCAGAGAGCGGTATAAGGGTAAGTATAAAGTGTACATGGGGTTCAGGAAAGACAAGTTTAGCTATGAGAGCTCCAGTGACGAGGAGTACGACGGAAGTTATATTTCTAATGAGGATCCTGGTGAAGAAGCGGCAGGTGATACATGGCTTAAACTTGATAAGACAGAATCTCTATTTGATAGGGAATATGCTGAATGCCGAGCTCAGCTTGCAAGCGAAGAGGAGACACCATCAGTTAAGTGGAGTAACGTTAGAAGTAAACTTAAAGACATCGATACCCATAAGCTGCATTATATTTTGGTTCCGGAAAATCTCATAGTCATTGATTTCGATCTAAGAGATGCAGAAGGAAACAAAGATCCAGAAGCAAATTTAAAAGCTGCTAGTAAGTGGCCGCCAACATATGCAGAGTTTTCCAAGTCTGGAGGTGGAATACATCTGCATTATTTTTATGAAGGGGACGTGTTACAGCTTAGCAGGATCTATGAGGAAAACATAGAGATCAAGGTCTTTAAGAAGTCAGACGGTACAAGAGGCTATAGCTCGTTAAGAAGAGCTCTTAGTTACTGTAATGATATTCCAATTGCAACTATTAATTCGGGCTTACCATTGAAAGGAGCAAAAAACGTGGTAAACTTTGAAACCGTTAAGTCTGAGAGGGCTTTACGGACAATGATTATACGAAATCTTAATAAAGAGTATCACGGAGCGACAGCGCCGAGCGTAGACTTTATATTTAAGATTTTGGAAGATGCTTATAAAGACGGCTTGCCTTATGACGTTAGTGATCTAAGACCGGCCGTCTTAACTTTTGCAATGCATTCAACCCATCAGGCTAGCAGATGTGTCGACCTTGTTGCTAAAATGCATTTCCGATCAGAGGAAGGGAGTAGTGCAGCAAGCGATGAGCTGTATGGAAGTGAAGCGCCAATTATATTCTTTGACGTTGAAGTATTTCCTAATCTTCTTATTATTTGTTGGAAAGATCGAGGAAGTGATCGTAACGCCACTGTACGTATGATTAATCCATCTCCAGAAGAAGTAAAGAAATTGTTTAGGATGAGGCTTATTGGTTTTAATAATAGACGGTACGATAATCATATTATTTATGCCGCTTCTCTTGGCTATTCCAATAAGAGGATCTATGAGATTTCACAGGGCATAATCAGTAATGAAAAGATGGATAGAAGCTGTTTCTTTAGAGAAGCATATAACCTGTCGTACAGCGATATTTACGATTACGCTTCCAAGAAACAGTCTCTTAAGAAATGGGAGATTGAGCTTGGAATACACCATCAGGAACTCGGACTTCCTTGGGACCAAGAGGTACCAGAAGAATTATGGACAAAAGTTGCTGACTATTGTGTTAACGATGTCGTCGCTACTGAAGCTGTATTCGAGGCGAGATACCAAGACTTTGTTGCACGAGAGATCCTAGCTGATATTTCTGGTCTTAGTATTAACGATACAACCAACTCTCACACAACCAAACTGATTGTTGGAGATGATAAGAGACCTCAGGATAAGTTTGTTTACACTGATCTATCCGAGATGTTTCCTGGTTATATTTATGATGGAACCAAGAAAGAAGATAAGTCTACATATATGGGCGAATCCGTTGGCGAAGGTGGCTATGTCTACGCTGAGCCAGGTATGTACACCAATATTGCACTTCTTGATATCGCATCTATGCATCCTCATTCAGCGATCGCTCTTAATATCTTTGGTCCATACACTGAAAATTTCAAGCAGCTTGTTAATGCGAGAATTTATATTAAGCATAGAGAGTACGATAAAGCTGGGGAATTATTTGACAGAAAGCTGGCTAAGTATTTGACGGATGATTCTCAGGCAGATTCGCTTGCTTATGCCCTTAAAATAGCGATCAATAGTGTATATGGACTTACCGCTGCTAAATTCGACAATAAACTTCGTGATCCAAGAAATGTCGATAATATCGTTGCTAAGCGTGGCGCGTTATTCATGGTGAATCTTAAACATGAGGTACAAAAGCTAGGGTATACGGTAGCGCATATTAAGACCGATAGTATCAAGATTCCAAATGCAGATTCAAGGATTATTGATTTTGTTATGGAATATGGCAAGAAATACGGCTACACATTTGAACATGAGGCAACTTACGAAAAGATGTGTTTGGTTAATGATGCCGTTTATATTGCCAAATACAAAGGCGGTAAGCATGATGGTGAATGGACGGCAACCGGAACACAGTTTCAGGTTCCTTATGTGTTTAAAACACTCTTTAGTAAAGAGAAGATCGAACATGACGATGTCTGCGAAACCAAGTCTGTGTCAAAGGGTCTCGGATTATATTTGGATATGAACGAGAAACTCGGCGATGATGAACATGATTATGTGTTTATCGGTAAAGTTGGACAGTTCTGTCCTATAAAGAGCGGATGCGGTGGCGGAGTGCTGCTTAGAGAGAGTGGCGGAAAATATTATGCAGTCGCAGGAACTAAAAAAGAGTCATTTGATAAGAAGAGTGGCGAAGAGGGCGTTTATCGATGGTTGGAATCAGAAACTGTAAAGACCCTTGATAAATGGGATGACATTGATCATTCGTATTATAAGGTTCTAGTCGATGAAGCGTTAAATGATATTTCAAAGTATGGAGATTCAGAATGGTTCGTTTCTGATGATCCGGTTCCACCTGTAAAAGAATCAGATGTTCCACTTAATTTCATGAACATACCTGATTACGTAACTGAAGAAGAGATACCATTCTAAAAAGCGAAAGGAGTTATATTTATGGTACGCAACAATATTACAATCGAAGGCGCAAGGATTTTGTTTAGAGACTTTTCTGGAGAAAAGAACCGCTATAATAACGACCGCACATTTAGTGTTGTTATTGAGCCGGATCTTGCTGTGAAGCTGGAAGCCGATGGATGGCCTGTGAAGTATCTTGAACCCAGAAATGAGGAAGAAGAGAGAACTGCCATTCTTCGTGTAAAGGTCAGCTTTGGAAAGGTTTCACCACAGATTGTGATTATATCTGGTGGCGTTAAGAAGAATCTTGATGAGAGTAATGTTAACATTCTTGATTGGGCCTACATGGATAATGTTGATCTTCAGATCCGCCCCTATAATTACGATATTAACGGAAAGACAGGAGTAAAGCCGTATCTTAAGAGTCTTTGGGTCACTCTGAGAGATGATACTCTTGAATCGAAGTATCGTGATATTCCATACGCTGACGATCTCGGAATCGAAGAAGAGGAAGAAGAAGTTCCGTTTAAATAATCATGAATATTGATTTATACGACCACCAAATAAAAGCTGTTGAGCAGCTGAAGAATGGTGCAATATTATGTGGCGGTGTCGGTACTGGTAAGAGTAGAACGGCTCTTGCCTATTACTTCATCAAAGTCTGTGGTGGAAGTATTGCTATCAATGGCAAAGGGTCCTGGGGAGATATGACGTCTCCTCGGGATCTTTACATCATTACAACCGCTAAGAAGAGAGACACTCTTGAATGGCAAGCGGAATGTCTTCCATTCGTTATATTTGCAGATGAGAATGGCAAGCCACTTCCGGAGAATAGCACTTCTCATGTGAACGTAACAATTGATTCTTGGAATAACATCAAAAAGTATAAGAACGTATTTGGAGCATTCTTTATTTTTGACGAGCAAAGAGTCGTAGGAAAGGGAGCATGGGTTAAAGCGTTCCTTACGATTGCCAGGCGTAATCAATGGATTCTTCTTAGTGCTACTCCTGGAGACACATGGTCTGACTACATCCCGGTTTTTATAGCCAACGGCTTTTATAGAAACCGTACGGACTTCAATCAGACACATGTTATATTTAAGACCTATAAGAAGTATCCAGAGATTGACCATTATGTTAACACAGGTCGACTTATTCAATTAAGAAACCGGATAATGGTTAATATGCGTTTTGAAAAGCAAACTATACCACATCATATTACGACTATTGTTGAATATGATAGACCGTCATATAAGAAAGTTGCAATAGACAGATGGGACATTTTCGAAAATGAGCCAATTCAAGAAACCGGGAAATTATGCTATTTGATGCGAAAAGTTATTAACTCTGATGAGAGACGATTAATGGCCGTTTCAGAAATCGTTGATCGTCATCCTCGTATCATTATATTCTACAATTTCGATTATGAGCTTACTATGCTTAGAGATCTTGCAAAACGGAAAGATGTAGAGTCTCGTGAATGGAATGGCCAACGACATGAAAATGTTCCAACTGGAGATCGTTGGTTGTACTTCGTTCAGTACATGGCAGGAGCTGAAGGCTGGAACTGTACAACTACCGATACAATGATATTCTACTCGCAGAATTATTCTTACAGACTAACTGCTCAAGCAGAAGGAAGGATCGATAGACTAAACACAAAATACAAAGATCTATACTATTACCACATTAGATGCAATGCGCCAATCGATATTGCGATTCTAAGAGCATTGCGTGAGAAAAGGAACTTCAACGAAAAAGCATTTTTAGGGGCTTAGCAAATTCGTAAAAAAATCCTTTCCTTTAATAGAGAGAGGGAGAATACGTAAAATTTTCTGTCTCTATTTTTTTGGACTGGAGGTTGACATTATGGTAGAAAGCGATTTTCAGTCTAAATTAATAAAGGAGCTTAAGACGAGATTCCCTGGATGTATGGTGTTAAAGAACGACGCAAGTTATATTCAGGGAGTTCCGGATTTGCTCATATTGCATAATGACAAATGGGCGAGTCTGGAAGTCAAAAGATCAAAAAAAGCTAAGCATCGTCCTAATCAGGATTATTATGTCGAGAAGATGAATGATATGTCTTTCTCGGCTTTTATTTTTCCAGAAAACAAGGAGGATGTTTTACATGATTTGGAACAAGCATTATCGTGAAGTGCCAGAGGGCGCTCACGCATTTTTAGGAGCCAGCAAATACAATTGGCTTAACTATGATGACGAAAGACTTATCGCGGTCTATAACAATTCGCAGGCCACGTTGATGGGGACCAAGCTTCATGACTTTGCAAGAAGATGCATTGAGCTTGGACAGAAATTGCCTAAGAGCAAAAAGACGTTGAACTCATTTGTTAACGACGCGATTGGTTTTAAGATGGAACCTGAGCAGCCATTATATTTCTCACCGAACTGTTTCGGTACTGCTGATGCTATTTCCTTTAGAAATAATTTCTTGAGGATTCATGATCTTAAGACGGGAGTTACACCCGCATCAATGCATCAGCTCGAGATATATATGGCGCTTTTTTGTTTAGAGTACGATTTTAAACCTAAGAACATTGATAGTGAACTTAGGATTTACCAGAATGATGAGGTCCTTATCGGAAGTCCCGAACCGGAGCTCATTGAAGATATTATTGCTAGGATCATTCACTTTGATGATATTTTGAACAAGCTAAAAGCAGGAGAGATCTGATATGAGCGACTTAATGCATTACGGTACTCCCAGACATTCTGGAAGATATCCATGGGGATCAGGTAAAAATCCACAAAGAAACAAGAATATTCTTACACGGTACAACGAGCTAAAAGCTCAAGGCTTCAGCGACGCCGATATTGCTAAAGGCTTTGGAATGAAATCCGCAAGCGAACTTAAAGCAAGAGTCTATAACGCAAAGAACGAAATTAAAAAAGAGAATATGGAAAGCGCCTTTAATATGATGGACGACGGAAAGTCGAACGTACATATTGCTGAGCGGCTTGGCGTTACAGAGGGAACCGTTAGACAGTGGCGAAAGATGGGTCGAGAAGAGGCTCTTGGACGAAGAGACGAAAACCGTAGGATTGCTGATATTTTGAAGAATGCGGTTGACGAAAAAGGATTTATCGATATTGGTTCTGGAACAGAAATCGATCTCGGTGTTAACGAAAACCGAAAAAAGATGGCCGTTGATATTCTGAAGGACGAAGGATACACAGTTCACAATATTCAGGTAGATCAGCAAGGAACAAAAAATGGTCAAAAAACGACTGTTCAGGTTCTTGCCCCTCCTGGAACTGAATGGAAAGATGTTATTAAGAATACTGATAAAATCAGAACCGTAATCGATCACGAAAAAGACCCCTCCGAGTTTATGATGAAGAAATCATTGCCGCCTGTTGAAAGTATTAGCTCTGATAGAGTTATGATTAGATATGGCGAAGAAGGTGGACTCGGAAAAGATGGAGTTATCGAGATTAGGAGAGGCCTTGAAGACTTAAATCTTGGTAATGCAAAGTACGCTCAGGTTAGAATTGGAGTTGATGATAAGCTGTATCTGAAAGGTATGGCAATGTATTCCGATAATGTTCCCGATGGATACGATGTGATATTTAACACGAATAAATCTATTGGTACACCATTCGAAAAAGTACTGAAACCAATGAAGGATGATAAAGATAATCCGTTTGGAGCAAGTATTAAATCTGAAGAAGAATTAAAACGTGTGCCGAGAACATATATAGGAAAAGATGGAAAAGAACACGTCTCTCCTATAAATGTTGTAAATGAAGAAGGCGACTGGGGAGAATGGTCTAGAACACTTGCGTCGCAGATGTTATCTAAACAGCCTCTTCAGTTAGCGAAAAGACAGTTAAATTTATCATACGATATTAAAAAGAGCGAGCTAGACGAAATAAATTCGCTTACAAATCCTGTAGTTAAAAAGAAATTATTAGAAGAATTTGCCAGTGATTGTGATTCAACAGCCGTTCATCTTAAAGCGGCCGCTCTTCCGAGGCAGCAGTCAAAAGTTATTCTTCCAATTCCTTCTTTAAAGGATACAGAAATTTACGCTCCTGGATATAAACAGGGAGAAATGGTAGCGCTTGTCCGATATCCTCATCAGGGAACATTTGAAATTCCAATTCTTAAAGTAAATAACACAAATAAAGAAGCAAAAGGTGTTATGCATAATGCGGCAGATGCTGTTGGAATAAACAGTCATACTGCAGAGAAATTATCTGGAGCGGATTTCGATGGCGATACAGTTCTTGTTATTCCTACTGGAGGAAATGTAAAGATAAGAACATCAGATCGCCCTGCTGCTCTAAAGGATCCTGTGACTGGAGAAATATTCGATCCTAAGACTTCATACGCAATAAAAAATCGAGAAGAAAGAGAAGCGGCTGGAGAGAAACTCCCTAAGAAAATGTCATCTGAGTATAAGCAAAGGGAAATGGGAGTCGTATCAAACCTTGTTACAGATATGACAATTACCGGAGCAAAATTACAGGACATTGGTCTTGCTGCAAAATATGCACAGGTTGTTATCGACGCAGAAAAACATGATCTTGATTTTCGACAAGCAAGAAAAGATTGCGAAATAGATAGACTTAGAAAAGAATACCAGAGACAATCAGATGGATCTACTGGTGGTGCAGCAACATTATTATCTAGAGCTAAATCCGATATTAGAGTAGACACTAGAAAAGAAGTTATTCCTAAAAAAGAAGAACGAACTAGTGACTCCTACACAGGAGAAAAGAAATACGAAATAAAAAAGGGTGATACATACATTGATGAACATGGTGTGCAACAGCATCGGAAAATGAAGTCCACACAAATGGCAGAAACAAATGATGCTAGGACTCTCATATCAGACTATAACACACCTATGGAAAGAGAATATGCAACATATGCAAATAGATTAAAATCATTAGCAAATGATGCAAGAAAAATGTATTACACCACCGATAATCCTAAGAGGGACCCGGAGGCGGCTAAGAAATACGCCCCCGAAGTTGAATCTCTGAATCGAAAGCTCAAGATCGCACAAGAGAACGCGCCAAGAGAAAGACAAGCTCAGCTTCTTGCAAACAAGATTGTATCAATGAAGATAGCCGAGTATCCAGAAGATTCTAAAGACAAAGACTGGCTTAAGAAGAGAAAGAACGAAGCTCTTCGTACAGCTAGAGCAACTTATGGCGCATCCAAAGAATCTGTTGTGATTACCCCACGTGAATGGGAAGCAATACAGCATAGAGCCATTGGCTCAACAAACTTAAACAAGATTCTAAACAATGCAGACATGACAGTTGTTAAGAAGATGGCGATGCCTAAGACATCAAGAGGCATGACAGATTCGCAGGCAAGAGTAGCAAAGCAAATGAATGATAGAGGTTACACACTCGAAGAGATTGCTTCAAGATTCGGGGTGTCCACATCAACCGTGTCGAAGGAACTATCGAACTAAGTACTGAGTAAAGGAGAGAAGACGATCATGAAGACTTACATGTTAACAACGATTGACAATCCTTTCAATCCATTCACTCAGTACGATGAATGGAGAAGGTATGATGAGGACGAAGGTTACTATACCAACGAATACTTAGCTCGAATCGCAATTGTTTCATCTGAATTATCAGAAGAGATGTATGAAGCTGAGTTCGATAGGGCCATGGACGAGATTCTGAGGCTTAACATTCTTGGTATCTATAAAAAAGTTACCGAAGATGACTACAAAGATGGCAAATGGAAACCTTATAAGCTGAAAGAAGGAATAGATTATTGAATTAATGTGGGGATTAATAGCAACAGATGGCGTCGACTAGTTGCGTTTAGCCTGACATAACGTTCAAAACTATTTCTTTTTTCATACCCGATGCAGGATTTATAGGCCCCCGGGGGGTGGCGAAAAAATACCCCCCACCCCTGCATCGCGCCGGTCTTTAAAATTGCTCCGGGGGTGCTTTTTTAGTGATATTTTTGACTATGTTCCGTTGGGGCATATGTGTTTTAACTTGTGAAATTCGTATTCTGCGGTTTTACATGAAAGTTTTGCTCCTTTCGTTTGTGTTTACAGCCCATGAAAGTCCTCCTAAAGCAGGTTAAACCATATATGTCCTAACGGAAACTAGTCAAATAGTGTCTGAAACTATGGCAGAAGAGGAGGAATGTCTATGGGAAGACCAAAGAAAAACTCAACTTCCGCTGAAACGAGAAGGCGACGACCAGCGCTCACACCTGAGGCAAGGGAGAATCAGCTGATTTCCATGGCGTACGACCTTGTCGAGCAGCGGTTGCTTGATGGAACGGCAACTTCACAGGAAACAGTGCACTTCTTGAGGCTCGGATCAACAAAGGAGCGAATTGAGAAAGAGATTCTTGAGCGTCAGAAGGAACTTATTACAGCTAAGACAGAAGCAATGCAGTCAGCAAAGAGAGTTGAAGAGCTATACGAGAACGCTCTTAATGCAATGAAGCTGTATAGTGGGAACCAGAGCGATGAGTGATGTAAAAGGCTATTCCGAACTTGTAAACATCAAGTCGTTTAGAGATCGATTCCGCTATCTCAAACTAAATGGCTCTCCTGGGCAAGACGATCCAGAAGTTCAGAGGTGGCTTCACCAATACTTCTATCATACACCTGAGTGGAGAGAGGTTAGAAGTAAGGTTCTTCTCCGAGATGAAGGCAAAGATCTCGGCATTTCTGATAGACCTATATTTGGACGACTAATCGTTCATCATATCAATCCGATAACAAAGGAAGACATCATTAACAGATCTCCAAAGTTATTCGATCCAGATAATCTAATCACAGTTTCTCACATAACTCACAATGCAATACATTACGGAAACGAAGACACAATAGTCTCTGATTCAGTAGAAAGAAAACCCGGAGATACTACGCTCTGGTAGGAAGGATGCAACCTAATGACAGACAGTATACTCACGAGCATTAAGTTGCTCCTTGGAATAACCAGTGAATACACACCATTTGACCCACAGCTTGTTATGCACATCAATTCGGTATTCATGATCTTAAATCAGATGGGTGTTGGCCCTGATGATCCTTTCATGATTACCGGACCAAATGAAACCTGGGACGAATTCATGGAAGAGGGCGACATCGAATCGGTTAAGGAATACATCTACTGCAAAGTCAGACTTGTATTTGATCCGCCGCAGGGTAGCGTAATCGACATTTTAAACAAGAGAGTTGATGAACTTGAATGGCGTCTTAATGTTGCTAAAGATAATACGTAAAGGAGAACCAAACCATGCCGATCACAATTACAGATAAAGATATTACAATTGCGGGTCATGGATCTAAGCATCCGTCAATTAAAA